ACCCGATCTGCCCGTTGCAAGCCCGCACCCTCTGGGTGATCCATGAAACGCGCCCCTCGCAGCCTTCAACACCATGTTTTATATAGGAAATATAATGGTCAGGACAGCGAAATCAGCGCCTTACTTGGGAAATGTGGGCTATTTCTATGCCCAGCAGGGGGTCGATCTGCGCAGCCTCAGCGCCGCCGTCAAATCGCATAACGAGGGCTTCGCCGATGCCGCGGGCCAGATCCATCTTGTGTCGGCCAGCAGCGCGCCGCGGGCGACCCGCCGTCTGGCGCATAAGAACCGCGCCGAGAATATCGTCATCAGCGCGCCGCGCCGCCTGTCGGAAACCGGCTTCGAGATGGACCTGTTCTTCTCGTCGCAAAACGAGTTCTTCCTCGACCATATGACCGGGATGCACATTCAGGGCATAGTGCTGATCGAGGCGGCGCGTCAGGCCTTTCTCGCGGTGACCGAGGCCTTCTTCCTCAAGGGCGACCCGAACGATTATTACTTCGTCATCAAGAATATGGACGCGAGCTATCAGAACTTCGTCTTCCCCTTCGATGCGAAGCTGACCTATGACATCACCCGCGCGTCGCAAAAGGACAATCGCCACAGCTTCGACGCCGAGATTGCGATCATCCAGACGGGCAATGTCTGCACCACCGTCAAGGTCGGCTTCACCGCCTTCGAATCCGCCACGATCAACGCCAAGGAGAAGTCGGTCGCGGCGGAATGTCACCGCAAGCTTCTGGAGCTGTATGCCAGCCTGCATCCCGCCCCGGCACCCGCCCCGGCCATCGCCTGAGGAGCCTGTCATGAGCTATGGACGCATCGCGGTGTTCGACGTCGATGAAACACTGATTACCTGCAAATCAATGTTTTCCTTCCTCGCCTTCGCCTTCCGCCAGAGATACGGGCCGGAGGGCGAGGCGCGCTGCCGCGCGGCGCTCGAAGGGCTGCAGGCCGCGCGCCTGAACCTGCCCCGCGAAGAGGTCAACCGCGCCTATTACCGGCTCTTCGCGGGCTGGCGGATGGAGGATCTGCGCGCCAGTGCAAGCGCGTGGTTCCTGTCGCTCGACCGCAAGAGCCTGTTCATCCCCGAAACGCTGAGCCGCTACGAAACCCATGTCGAAGCGGGCGACACCACGGTTCTGCTGACCGGCTCGGCGGGGTTCATCGTTGCGCCCATCGCGCAACTTCTGGGGGCCGATGTGGTGCTGGCGATCGAGCTTGCGGTTGATCCCGACGGGATCACCAGCGGCGAAATCGCCGGGATCCAGACGATCGGTCAGGGCAAGGCACAGGCGCTTTGCGCCTATTTCTGTCTGGAAAAGCCCTTGGAAACGGTCGGATACGGCGATCACGAAAGCGATCTGGCGTTTCTGGAATTGTGCGATCAGGCTTTCGTCGTGACTGCGGCGGACCGGCCCACACCAGACTGGGCGGCGCGGCTGAACCGTCTCGACTTCAGGCGCACCCTGCCCGTGGCGCTGCCGGTCGCGTCCTGACGGAGCGTGCCGGGGCGGCCAGAAGGCCTTGGCCGTTAACGTCCCCTACCGCGGCTCCAAGGGGTCGCTGCATCTGCTGATCAACAGCACAGGCATCAAGGTCGAGGGGGAAGGTGAGTGGAACGCCCGCAAGCACGGCGGTTCCGTCGCAAATTCTGCTGGATGGCGGGTAGTCCGAGTTGAGGACATAATTATGCCGCGAGATCCGCGAAGACCTGAAACGGCGTGGCGCCATTGGCGGTGATCTGCCCCTTGCGGATCATGTGCGCGGTCTCGATTCCGGCGAGGGTGGCGGCTGCCGAATGGACCGCCTTGAAGCCCATCATCGGGTCGGTGATCCGCTTGATGAATCGATGGTCCTGCTCAAGGATGTTGTTGAGGTATTTGACCTGCCGGATCGCGATCATGCGCCCTTCGCCTGTGAATTTCAGGATCACGTTCACTGCCTGCAAGCCAGCCAGATTGGCGCCGCTCTTGTCGATGACAATCCGGTCAGGCACGCCGTTTGTCGCGATTGCCCGCTTGAAAAAGCGCCGGGCAGCGGCCAGGTCACGGCGCTCGAACAGCATGAAGTCAAGAGTTTGGCTGTTGCGATCCACGGCGCGGTAAAGATAGGTCCACCGGCCCTTCACCTTGATGTACGTCTCATCCATCCGCCAGGAACTGGCGGTTGGAAGCTTCCTCGCATGCGCCTGGGCCGCGATCAACGGCGCGAACTTTACCACCCAGCGGTTCAGCGTGGCATGGTCGACGGTGACACCCCTCTCCGTCAAAATCTCTTCGAGGTCACGGTACGACACGGCATAGCGGACATAGAAGAACACCGCGTGAAGGATCACTGATTTCGGATAATGCACACCCTTAAACTCGATCACGTCAACCGCCTCTCGCCAACTCTCTGACAACGCTGACAGACCCGAGGGCACCAGAAAACCGAAAAGTTTGCGACACAACCGGTCCGAACGCAGCCGCGAATGACCCGGATGTGGATTTCGGCGGTTTGGCGATCGGGATCCCTCGCGGCGATGCGCTCACCGAAGGCCTTCAGGCATCTCATCCTGGCCTCCACGCGGCTGCGGGCGTGGTATCCGGTCCACCGCTTCCAGAATGCCCGACCGTAGTGACGCGTGGCGCGCAGGGTTTCGTTGCGCGCCTTGGCAGCCGGGCAGTCCTCTTTCCAAGCCCGACCGTTCCTTCGGATCGGTATGATTGCCGTGCCGCCGCGTGCGATGACGGCGCTGTGGCCGCGGCGGGTATCGTGGGCACCATCCGCGGTCACGGTGCCGATGTCCTCGTCCTCAGGGATCTGGCCCAGCAGGTCCGGCAGGACGGGGCTGTCGCCTTCCCGACTTGGGGTGAACTCGACCGCGCGGATGTCGGATGTGGCAGTGTCCATCGCCAGATGCACCTTGCGCCATTGGCGACGGCTCTGAACGTCATGCTTGCGGGCCTGCCATTCATTCGATGGGCTTACGCGGCCCCACTGGGGCCACGGTCCCATCTCATTCGCCAAGAAACTTGATGCCCTTCGCCATGGGCCTCGGACCAGTGGCGGCGCCATGGCTCAGTGTCCACCAGCAGATGCAGCGGCCCGTCGGCACGGCGAAAGGGGATCTGCACCTTGAGGGTCTTCTGCCTGCGGCAGAGCGTCGAGTAGTCCGGAACAGGCCAGTCCAGCCCTGCCAGGCGCAGGGAGGCCCGCGACCATCCCGTTCGCCAGTGGGCTCGGACCAATGGCGCCTCACTGGCTCACTCTGCCTGAGCGGCAGCTTGAACAGAACCTTGATCGACAGGCAGAACTGGATCGCGGAATTCGAAAAGACCGGCGGGCGCCCTGGGCGTCCCTCATGTAGCGCGTGCCTGGTCATCTCCTTGTCCAGCCAGATCAGCAGCGACCCGCGCTTCCTGAGCGCAGCGTTCGCCATTGGGCTTGAACCAATGGCGCCTTCAATGGCTCACTAGGTGGACCAGTTCGTCGTGCGGTAGCGGGCGGGCTTGGGCTTGCTCATGCGGCTCGTCTAACTGCTTGGATTCCCGATGTGAATCCTTCACCGGCTGAGTTCTGCAACAACGCCGCGCACCACTGCTTTAAGCGGAGGCATTGAATTCTATAAACACTGGAGTATGATAAGGTCATACCTTGGAGGCTCCTATGACCGTCAAAACCACGCTGAGCTTCACGAACCGCCACCACCGTTTCCTCACCGAAAAGGTGGGCGCTGGTGTCTTCGCCTCGCAATCCGCTCTGGTCGCGGCAGCGCTAGAGCAGATGATTCAGGACGAGCAGGAGCGCGAGGTCGCGCTGGGCGCTTTCGCCGACGAGGTCCGAAGCAGGCTGCAGATGCCACGCGATGCCTTCGTTGATGGCGATGAGGCCTTCGCCCGAGCACGCGCGCGGCTGGCCTCGGGGCGGCAGTGAGCCACCACATCCGTTTTCACCCATCAGTGGCTGACGACCTCGATTGGATTGCCGAATGGATCTCTGACTATGCCGGAGCGGCCAGTGCCGCAGCGAAACTTGATGAAATCGAGCAAACCATCCGCGGCCTCTCGCTGACCCCGCATAAGGGGAGCCGGCGCGACGAGATTGCGCCAGGACTTCGTGCAATCCCGGCGGGGCGGAAGGGTGTTGTTGTGTTTGCGGTCGATGATGATCTGTGTGAGGTCCTTATATATGCTGTGAGCTACGGCGGAGCGGATTGGGTTCGGCGGAGCAAGCCGCGCATCTGAGCGAGCGTTGTGTGCTACGCCTCAGGCTGCTATTGCAGGGCAGGGCGGAATGATGGCCTTGGACATTGCGAAACAGTTCGCAAATCCTGCCCCCGCAACCAAAATCCTGAAACATATCAGATGCTTAGAACCCGACGTAAACCGTCGGGTTTTTGGCGTTCCGGTTTACATCAACGCCACATCAACACCGCAACAGAAAAACCGCAGCGGCGCGCATAAGCCCGCATTGGCAGGCAGCGGCGGGCAACTCGCAGTTGCGCGCGATTCCAGTTCCCGCCATCATCCACCCGTGGTTCTCTAGACGGTGAATTGACGACGAAGGATTTTGCCCTCGGCTTCCTGACCTCGGAACAGCACCTCTCAGGCATATGGACGGGCATGCGATGAAGCAGGACGAGTTCCGGAAGTGGTTGGTTGCGCAGGGGCAAACGGATGCGACCGCTTCGTCGCGCGTGAGCAGTGCCAAGCGCGTGGAGCAGTATCTGGGCGATCTGGATGAGTTGTTCGCGCAGGAGGATAGGGACAGCATCCTCAACCGGTTTGCTTACACGGCCGAGGATGAACGCGCGGACCGCCCCAACCCGTCACCCGTCCCCATCGATGGTGTCTTGCGCACGGGGCTGGCCAGCCTCCAGCAGGCCCTGAAACTCTACCATTCCTTCCTGACCGAACAGTCCAATGTTCCCGACAAGGCCGAACATCAGGCATTGGTCGACCGCCTCACCCGCAAGGAAATCGAGTCGGCGATGCAGGAATGCGATCAACTTGGCCTGAAGGCGTTCCTCGCCCGTGGTGGCTTTGCCAGCCCACAGGTCTGGGTCAGCGATGATGGCAAGGATCAGACCTATCCCGCGAAGGCCATCGTCGCAGCAGCTTTGGGGCATCTTCCCGATGGCCGCGCCCTCGCAGCGAAGGAATTCTTCAACGGCTTCGGAGAGGCCCAATCATTCGCCAAACTTGAGGCGCTCGGGTTCCAGATCATTCGCAAGGGGACCAATGGCAAGGATGACGCCTTCACTCGCGAGAGGATCGAGGGTGCGATGGACGCCTACGAAGAGTTCCGCAGGTCAGGTGCACATGCTGATGCGTTCTCGAGTTTCGGCGAGCCATCCGAGTATTGGGTGCGGTCGACCCGCCCACGCCAGGACAGGCGCTTTCCGACGAAGCCGATTGTAGGGTACCTGCTGGCCAAGGCGTCAAACGCACTCACCGGCGGATGGAGTCAGCCACATGATGCGGCCGCACGTCTCCACGCGGCAGGCTACATTATTGTCGATCAAGACGACGTACCACTGCCGCTGCCAGAGCAGTACACCCACCTTATGCGCGGGGCAGACCGCGTGCGTTTGGTCGCACTCAATTACTACATCGCACCTGCCCGCGAAGCTGACATGTCTTCAGTGGTCATCCGTGCGCGGGACGTAGCTCGCGACATTTCCGAGCAAGATGCCTTTCCGACAATTTGCAGCGCCTTGGGTGGCAAGAAGTTCAAAGACATGGCGGGCTACTCAACGCTTCAGTCGACTACGCCCAATCCGTCCAGCACGACGACTTTCACATTCACCCTCGATACCGGGGACAAAGAGGGTAACGCGATGGCAGACTCAGAAACACGCTCGCAGGACCAAGTTGCCTGGACGGCGGTCAAGACGACCAACCTGATCCTCTACGGACCTCCCGGCACCGGCAAGACTTACAAGACGGCGTGGGAGGCGGTTCGCCTCTGTCTGGGCGAGGACGTGGCCGCTGGCCTCTCAGGTGAAAAGAACCGCGACCGGCTGATGGCCGAATACCGGCGCTTGACGTCCGAGGGCCGGATCGAGTTCGTGACCTTCCACCAGTCGATGTCATACGAGGAATTCGTCGAGGGGTTGAGGCCCGCTGTTGACGGAGAGGCGCCGTCGGAAAACAGCGCAGGCTTCCGACTTGAACCTGTTGCGGGAATTTTCCAGCGAGTTGCTCGGCGTGCAGAGGCCAGTGCGATGGATGGCGCGAGCACCGGGCAGGATGCCGATGAAGCGATGCCTGATGCCCCAGAGCCTGCAGCCGCAGTGTCTGTGCCGACCGAGACAGAGTCTTCCGTTAACAGAGATCTTCGGCCTCAACTGGGCTTGGAGAATGGCCTGTTCACGGTAGGGCAACTGCCTCCTGTGCGCGACGGCACTTTCCGGAAGCTTGCCCAGGATGTCGCGCAGGAGTTGGCGCAGGCACACCCGCAAGGTTTTTCCCTCCAACAGTATCGGGAAGCCCTCGTGCGGTCCGGTCGGGAGACGGGCATTGAGCCGACCGGCGGTTGGGAGAAACACAACATGCCCACATGGGCCAGTCATCCGGACCAGGCATGGTTGGTGCCTGTGCACGCAGCAGCACTGGCAGCGTCCTCGAATCCTCGAACGCATGACGGGCAGCAGACGTCGGGCGCCACAGTCCGGATCGAGCATAACACCGCAGCTGCGCATGTCCTGATCATCGATGAGATCAATCGCGCAAACATCTCGAAAGTCTTCGGCGAACTGATCACGCTCCTCGAACCGGACAAGCGCCTCGGGATGCGCGATGAAATCCAGCTGACCTTGCCCTATTCGAAGAAGCGCTTCGGGGTGCCGCCCAATCTGCACATCATCGGCACCATGAACACGGCCGACCGCTCGATTGCGCTGCTGGACACCGCCCTGCGTCGTCGGTTCACCTTCAAGGAACTGATGCCGAACCCCTCTGTCCTGTCCCCGAATGTCGGCGGGATCAACCTGCAGAAGCTGCTGACCACGGTCAACGACCGTATCGAGTATCTCTTCGACCGCGAACACCAGATCGGGCACGCCTATTTCACCGGTTGCAAGTCTGCCGAAGAGGTCGAGGACGTGATGCGGCACAAGGTCATTCCGCTCCTGTCCGAGTATTTCTACGAGGATTGGTCGAAGGTCGCCGCTGTTCTGGGCGATGGCCCGCAGGGCCCATTCCGGTTTCTGGAGGCGCGCCGCCTGACTGCGCCGCCGGGAATTGCCGCCGATGATTTCAGCGGCGAACGACTGCGTTGGCGGGTGAAGGACCAGTTCGACTTCTCCGAGTTCGCGGCCTGATGCCTGCCTTCTCCGTTCGCGAATGGGAGGCCGTGCCCCATGGAGATGGGGAAGGATGCATTCCGCCGCATCTTGCCCAGCGCCTTGTGGCACTGGCCAAGGCATCTCCCTTCGCCGGGCGCGGCGGCGGTGGCGTTCTCGAAGATCGGCGCCATGACCTGCGGGCGCGCGGGGTGGTTGGCGTTCTGGCGGTGCCGGGCTGCACGCTGGAAATCCTGCCGAAGATCGACGTCGGCGAAAAGGAAGGCTCGGCCCAAGAGACGCGCGAGATCCGCAAGCGCCTTGTCCACATGCTCGCGGTGGCCCTCGATCTGAAAATCCAGACCGGACGCATGACCGAACTCGACTGGCAGCGCGAAACGCTGCTGGAAATTCTGATCCGCATCTTTTGCGACAAGCTGACCGAGGCGGTTCGCCGGGGCATGCCGCGGCGCTATACCCTCCACGACGACGACCTGCCGACTTTGCGGGGATCGCTGGATATCCCGCGCCAGTTCACCCGTCACATCGCAAACCCGGGCCGCCTGGCGTGCCGCTATGACGAGTTGTCCGAGGATATCGCCCTCAACCGGATCATGAAGGCGACCATCTCGCATCTGGCGGGCATGTCGCGCAACGCGGCGAACGTGCAGCGGCTGCGGGAATTGGCCTTCGTCTACGCCGAGGTCGCGGAGGTGCAGATCCCCGCCCTGCGGTGGGACGATGTTGTCATCGACCGCACGAACAGCGCGTGGCAGGAACTCTTTGGAATGGCGCAACTGTTTCTGCGCAACCGATACCAGACCACCAGCGCCGGGTCGGGCCAGGGATCGGCCCTGCTGTTCGAGATGAATGCGCTGTTCGAGGAATACATCGGCCGTCTGGTGACGCGGGCGCTGGCGGGGTCCGAATTCCGCGTGACCCTGCAAGGTGGCCGCCTGTTTTGTCTGACGTCGATCGATGACGAACGTGCGGTTTTCCAGACCAAGCCTGACATCCTGATCTGGCGCGCTGGCCACGTCGTCCATGTGATCGACACCAAGTGGAAACGGATTTCCGGCCGGATCGACGATCCGAAACAGGGGGTCTCCCAGGCGGACGTCTACCAGATGATGGCCTACGCTCACCTCTACAAGGCCCCGCGCCTGACGCTGCTTTATCCCCACCATGCGGGTCTTGGCGACGAGGAAGGGATCCGCGCGCGGTTCCGGGTGACGGGTCAGGAAACGCTGCTGGAAACCGCGAGCTTTGACATCTCTACCGGTACCGACCTGGTGGATCGCATTCGTGCTCGGATACTCACTGGCCTCGAAGAAATGTCCGCTGCAGAACTGTGAGGGCGACGGGCACCCCCATGGCAGGTGCACAATTGTGCCCATCGCGGCAGGGGACTGGAATGACCGCATCTGCCATCATCGACGAGCAGCGACTCACTGCCGCTCGTTGACAGCGTGAATCCATGAACCGGGCCGGGCAATGCGCTGCGGTCGAGGCGTCTGACGCTTGCTTCGTGGCAGGCTTCGCCCGGCCCGGATTTCACCGGCAAGCCCGCGCCTGGTCGCGCATCACGGCGTAGTCGCTGAGCATCCTGATGATGACAGCACCTTCCGGCAGCTCCTCGACCTCGTCGGCGGCCAGCGCCTGATCGGTCGCGGTATAGTCGACCACAGGCGGGCAGGGCGCGCGGGTGTCAGAACCTGCCATCGCGCAGCCGGTCAGCCAGAGCATCGCGATCAGGAGGGCGGCGGGCGGCAGCGTCGAGCATCTGGCGGTGGATGGCATCGTTTCTCTCTCGGGCATCAAGCCGTTCGGCGGCGCGCCCGGCGCGTTCACCGGCACGGCGCAGGTTCAGGAGGAACAGCAAGATCGCTGCGGCGGCGAGGATGAGGCCCAGCGCTTTTCGCGCCGGGCCATGGGTGAGGAGCCAGCCGATCACCGCTGGCCCCGTTTCCAGTCGTCCAGTCGCGCATGGATCGTGACGGCGATGCCGATCAGGGCGATGGCGATCAGCACCCAACGCAGGGTGTCGAGGTAGGGCACCAGCGGCTGGATGGTGGATTGGGTTTCCGCGAGGACGTCCCTCACTGCCTCCACCCCAGCCGCACCGACGGTCGCCGCGCCAGCCGCGCCGCCACCGCGCAGGGTGCGGCTTTCCGACAGGACTTCGCGCGCGGGCGGCAGTTCCGGGGCGAAGGGCACGGGCCGCGCCGGGAATGGATCGCCCCAGGACCGGGCTGGCCCGAGGTCGATGTGCATGAAGCCCGAGCGGGGGTAATAGCCGAAGCCGAGGAACCCGACCGCCCGTGCTGCCGCCTCGAATGCCGCGGGATCGTGGTTGGACATGGCGATGTCGAAGGCGGTGCCCTGCATGTGTTTCGAGGCCGGGGCACCGCCGACGGCCCGGTTGTGTTCGGGACTGCGGTACGCCGAGCGGATGATCAAAGGCTTGCCCAGCCGGTCGCGCAGGGCTTGCAGCTTGTCCATGGCTTCCGTGTTGATCTTGATCGCGCCAGTGCCGCGGCAGGCGATCTCGGCGGCCGAGAAGTTCGGCCAACGCCATGCAGTCGCGGGCACGTCGCGCCAGTGGGGGTAGGTCAGGGTGGGCATCGTGGATCCTCCAGATGAAAAAACCCGCCTCTTGGGCGGGGAACATGGTCGTTGTGGTGTGGTCGCGAGGCGGTCAGTCGGATCGGCCGCGCTGGAAGGCGTCGAACAGCATGTCCCGCATGGATCGGATGTCCGTCTCGATCCGGTCGAGGCGGTCGCCATCAGCCTTGCGGTCCTCACTGCGCTGGCGGTCGATGCGGTCCCGGTCGGCGATCAGTTCCCGGTCAAGCCGGTCCAGCAGGGCCTCGTTGGTAAACGCTTTGCGCGTGATCGCCGCGATCAAGGCCATGGTGCCGCCGATCAGGGCGGTCAGCGCGGGGGTGATCCCGTGGTCCCGAAAGGCCCGCGCGACCGCGTCGGCGAGGGTGGTCTGGTCGTTCATGGTGGTCCTTTCATTGCCGCAGGCAGCAGCCGGTCAGAAATCGGTTTCGAGGTAGACCCCGGCGCAGTCGTAGGCGACGGCAGCGGCCGTCGCGCCGGTGTTCAGGAACAGGCGCGGTGACAGGAACTGTGTTGCGGCGGGCAGATCAGCAGTGATCTCCTGCTCGAAGACCGCGCCGGAAACCTCGTCGACCACCCGCACCCAGACCGAACTGCCGTTCGGCGGCGCGGCAATGAACAGGGTGAGCACGCCGCCTGTGGCAATGGCGAAACTCGCACCCATGTCGGTGAGTGTCGGTGCGCCGGTCCCGTCGTTCGCGACCAGTTGCCAACGGGTGTGGGTGCCGCGCTGGAAGCCGATGCCGATACAGTTGATGGCGGCGGCCAGTGTCAGGGTGGTGGCAAGGGCTGCCGTTGAACCGTAGAGGCCGAAGAAGCCCATGCCCGTCGCCTGCAGTGTCGTGAGCGAAATCCTGGTGACGAAAGTCCAGCCGCCCAAGCCCGCCGAATTGCCGCGCCAGCACGCCCAGCCTGCGGATCGCTGGTCGGCGACCGAGTCCACGACAGCCGCTGAGGTCAGGCGCCAGCGGCGCATGCTGGCAGCGAGGTTCGTCGCGGCTAGGGTTGGGTGCGACACGGTGCCGACCGAGGTGATCGGCAGGCCCTCGGTCGTGATCGTGGTGCTGACCGAGGGAGACCAGTTGGCGATCCGGTTCACCCCGAAGTGGGGCTGGAGCGGGAAGTCCCGCCCGGAGGGGCGCATCACGTCGATCCACGGCGCCCCGGCGCGGTTGCGTGCGTAGATCAATGCCTTGCCTGCCGGTGGCGGGGATGGCACAGCCGCCAGCCCCGGCAGGACCGTGGGCTGCGGCAGTTCCACCTGGCCGTTGGTGCGGTCGATCCTGATCGCGTCGAAGAAGGCCGAGCCATCCGGGCTGACCTTGAAGCTGAAATCGTCGTTGCCGAGGAGGCCGATCAGCGCCCGCGCCGAAAACCCGGTCTTGAAGGCAAAGGCGGCGTCGTTTGCCGGGGCCGCCTTGTTGACGGTGGCTTCGATCCCCGCGCCCGCATTGTTCAGTAGCACCGCAGGCGTGTTCACCGACAGCCGGTTGTAGCTGTCCGCCGTGGCCCCGCCGAGTCCGAGCAGCTGCGCCGTCAGGTTGGCCTGGGGCATGCCGACCTGCGTCACCGCATTCGCGAAGGTGACCGTGGGCGTGTTCACCACCGTCGTACCGCCCGCGCCAGCGGTGGCCGAGCCGATGTTCACGACGGTGGTCGATCCGGATGCGCCACCGGTGCCGATGTTCACGGTCTTGGTCACGCCGGTCGTCGTGGCACCCGTGCCCATGCCATAGGTGGCGGTGGTCGTCGCCGTGCCGATGCTGGCGGAAGCAGCCGAAACGGTGACCGTGCCCGAGGCGGTCAGCGTCCCCGAAAAGGTCTTGTTGCCGGTGAAAGTCTGCGTCCCCGCGAGGATCGCCAGTTCGGAGGATGTGTTCGGCAGCGTGAAGCTGCGCGTCGTCCCGGCGCTGATGGCCGCCAGCGAGAAGGTGGCCTTCCTCGTCGGGTCCGCATCGTTCACGAGGCTGAAGACCGCATCCGAGACGTCGCGCGGCTCGCCCACGACCTCCCAGGCACTGCCGGTCCAGACGAGGAACAGGCCCTCGTCCGCGACCCAGACCAGCCAGCCGATGCGCGGCACCAGCCGGATCCACGCGCCGTCGATCCAGAAGGCGATGTTCAGGTCCCATCCCGCCCAGAGGCCAGTAGCGCCCGAGGCCACCAGATGGCGGTTGCCGTCTGCCGGGCTTGCGGGAGGCGAGGTTCGCGTGCGGTCGAGGACCGAGAGCTGCACCATTGCGTCGAGCAGGCGCAGCGCCTCGTTGTGGGTGACATGCTTCTGCGCTTGGGCAGCCAGGAGGTAAGGCAGGCCCAGATGGGTCGTGGTGTCGGACATGGGGTTCCCGTCAGAACTGGAGGGTCACGGCCGCAGGCGTGCCGCGGCCGAGGCGGTTCGAGAGCTGGAAGATGCGGAGCGCCAGCGTCTGGCCGGGCCCGAGCGGCGCGCCCCAATCGGCGGTCTGCTGGGCGGCGGTGTAGAGGACGGAGGTCGTGCCGCTGGTCAGCGTCCGCGTCACGGTCGTCCCGTCGAGGATCTGTACATCGTAGCTTTCCATGTCCTCGGCGAGCGGCACCTCGACCTGTTCCCAGGCATCGGCCACCAGCGCGCGCGACCGCCGGGTCCAGCGAATGGAGAGATCGCCTGGGCTGCGCGCCGTTCGCCACGGCTGCTCGACATGGACCGGGGCGAAAGGGACAAGACCCCGTCCGGTCGGCGTGAAGCCCAGTGCGGCATAGCTTGCATCACTGACCGCCCGTGCGGCCGGGCCCACCCGCCAGTTCCACGGAAGACCAAGATCGGCCTCGGCGATGGGCAGCGAGGCCAAACTCGTATTCAGGACGACGACCCTTGCACCAGCCGGGGCCGGATTGCCCATCGCATGTTCTGTTCCGCGCTGGCCGCGCAGGAGCCGGGTCAGGCTGTACCTGCCCGGCGCGATCAGTTCAGCCTGACCCGCCTGCAGAATCTCCCATTGGCCAGCGGCGACCTCGACAGCCAGCGCATTGGCCCCGCCGAACAGCGCGACGTCCGTCACGCTCTCCAACGTTCCGGACAGGAGATCGACGACCAGCGCGTTGCCCAGATCGAAGCGTGAAGCGGGGCCCGAAAACAAGTCAAAGGCCAGCGTGCCGATCCGCGCCCGACTGCCGAAGGTGGTCAGGAGGTTGAACCCGTCGGTGGACGCGCTGCGGAAGACCGCGATCTCGCCCGGCCAAGGGCTGGCATGGGCGGCGATCAGGGGGCGATGTGCGGGCTGGTCTTCGGTGATCTGCGGCAGGTCCAGCATCATCACCTCGGGCGTGCCGAAGACGACGGGGCTCGCGAGCGAGGCCGGGCGCGGATCGCCGGGAGGCAGGTCGTAGGCGGCGCGGTCCTGGCGGACAGCCTCGATCCCGCGCGCTTCCGCATCCGCGACCGAGACGAGGCGGAATTCCACCTCACGACCGTCATGCGCCAGCCGGATCACGTCGGCCGGATCGAGGGAAAGGCGCGAGGGCGGCAGGCGGAAGGTGGCGCTCTCGCGACCGATCCACGCCTCCATCAGCGCACGGCGGCAGCGGCGTTCGGCCTCCTCGGGCGGGATTGCCATGGGGAAGGACTCGGAGGCGATGCGCGTCGTGTCGACGGTGATGCGACGGGCTTCGACCAGCGCCGCATCATAGTCCTCATCCGCCCGCGCGACCTGCCACTTCAGGGCCTGCGGCAGTTCGGTCTCCTGCGCGCGGGTCAGTTCCAGCGCCTCGCCTTCGCGGCTGGCGACCAGATCATCCACCGTGAGGGTCAGGCTGGATGCCCGCCCGCGCATGATGAAGCGGATCACGCCCTCCGTCTCGATGGCATCGAAGCCGAAGTGGCGGGCCAGCGTGGAAATCGACGCGCGAGGGCTTTCCAGCGCCCCGATCACATAGCCCTCGACCGCGCCCCAGAGGCCGGTGACGTCGATCAGGCTTTCCGCAAGCCCGGCGCGCAGGCAGAGGTGCCGCACGAGGGCCGCCAGCGACACCGCGCCCAACCGCCCAGTCAGCCAGTGCCCGAGCCTCCAGTTGGGGCCATCGGTCCAGACCCCGGTCAGTTCGGGAAAGAACGGATAGGGCCGGGCATCCCAGGTCCAGGCGGCGCATTCCGGGACGTGGACCATCCGGCCGCCGTAGATGGCCGAAACTGGATTGTTGGCCGGGGTTCCCCACCAGAGATAGCTGGCCTCGAGATAGGCGCGCTGGATCGCGTCGTCGCGCCAGCCGCGCGAGAAATACGGGGTGAAGCTCTCGGACGACTTCGGGTCGAAGAAGACATTGGGCTGGTTCGTGCCCCGGTCGATGGCGGGGCAGCCGAGTTCCGTGAACCAGACGGGCTTCGATTGCGGCACCCATGAAGTCGGTGTGCCGCTCTCGACGCCGCCCGGGCGGTTGAAATGCGGGTTCGACCACCAGGCGCGGAGATCCTTGTAGCGGAACACCCAAGGTTTGCCCGCAGCCCCGTCGGTGATGGGGGTCCGGATCTGGGCCGACCGCTCGGCCGCGCTGGCGTAGAACCAGTCGAAGCCCTCGCCGCCCGCGATGTTCGCCTGCAGGTAGCCGCGGTCATGGATCGCAGGCCAACCTTGCAGGGCATCGGCATGGTCGAAGCCATCCCGCCAGTCTGACAGCGGCATGTAGTTGTCGATGCCGATGAAGTCGATGTTGGCATCCGACCAGAGCGGGTCGAGGTGGAAGAACACGTCCCCTGTTCCATCGCCGGGCTGGTGCCCGAAATACTCCGACCAGTCGGAAGCGTAACCCACCTTTGTGCCCGGCCCGAGGATCGCCTTCACATCCGCGGCCAGTGCCTTGAAGGCGGTCACGGCCGGATAGGCGCTGGCGCTCGACCGGATTGTCGTGAGCCCGCGCATCTCGGTGCCGATCAGGAAGGCATCGACCCCGCCCGCCACGGCGCAGAGATGGGCGTAGTGCAGGATCATCCGCCGCAGGCCCCAATCGCCCGAGAGGCCGGTCCAGTTCACGTTGTCGCCCGACACGGCGAACTGAGCCGGGGTGGCCGCGCCGAAGAAGCTGGAGACCTGCGTCGTAGCGGCGGCGGTCTTGTCCGCGGTCCCCGCAAAGCCTGCCGCCGGGGAGCAGGTGATCCGCCCGCGCCAGGGGAAGGTTGGCTGGCCGGGCGTCGCAGCATTCGCACTGTATGGGTTCGGCAAGATGTTGCCGGGCGGCACGTCCATCAGCAGGAAGGGGTAGAAGGTGACGCGCAGGCCGCGCGCCTTCATCTCGCGGATGGCCTGCACCACCGCGAAATCCGCAGGCGTGCCGCCATAGACCGGCCGGTCCTCGACGTCACGGCTGACCAAGTGGGCGGCAGCGCGGGCAACCCCGTTGACCGCCCACACCTTCGGACTGGTCACCTTGGTCGCCACTTCGACGCCGGGCTTGATCGCGCAGTTGCCCGCGCGCAGGTCATTGCCGAACCAGGCGACGACGAGGCTGACGCTCTCGACCGCCGGGGCCATGGCCTGCAGGCGGTCCAGCGCCACGACGATGTCGGCCTCATCGGGCAGCGCGTTGAGGTTCGCGGCCGAGGTCGTGCCGCCGGTGGTCTGGCCGAATACCGTGGTCGTCGCTCCGACCGTCTTGCGCACAGCCTCCGTCGCATAAGTGAACTCGCCCGAGGCGGGGATCATGGTCACGGCCTTCACCAGCCCCTCGGCGGTGTCGGGGTCGGCAAGTGGGCGAAAGACCTCGAACGAAAGCTGCGGCAGGCGGTTGCCGTAGCTCGCAAGCGGCAGTTCCTCGAAGACGACATAGGCTGTGCCGCGATAGGCCGGGGTGTTGGCAGCGCCCATCTTGGCCGCGATGTACGGATCGGCCGCCTGCGCCTCGTTCCCGGGATACCAGCGCCAGGTGATCCCGGTCATGTCGAGCGGCTTGCCGTCGGCCCAGATGCGGCCGATGCCGGTGATCGGGCCTTCGCACAGGGCGACCGCGAAGCTGGCATAGTAGTGGTATTCGGTCGTCTGGACCCTCCCGCCGCCACCCTTCCCGCCGCCCTGCCTCGTGGTCTTGGTCTCCTCGCGGAAATCCGTGGCCCATATGATGTTGCCGCCGATGCGCATGCGGCCGTAGAGGCGCGGGATGATCGCACCCTCCGTCGCCGAGGTGATGCGCAGGCTGTCGAGGCGCTGCCCCTCGATCTTCTGGGCAGGCGCCAGCGAGGACACGATCCAGCTGTCGACCACCGAGCCGATGGTGGAGCCGATGAAGCCACCGATGGCAGCCCCGGAGAAGCCGAGGATCGCGCCGCAGAACGCCCCGCCGATGGCGGAACCGACAGCGCCGAGGACAAGCGTGGCCATATGAAATTCTCAGCGTGCGGGGAACAGGAAGGCGAAGGCGATCTTGCGCGCCCAAGCGGGCGTCAGCGGTTCCTCGATCACGCCCAGTCGCTCATAGGCGTGAAGGAAGGTGTCGGGGTTGGTGAGGATCCCGACATGCTTGGCGATGGCGCGGGGCATCATGCGGAACAGGATCAGCGCACCGGGTGGGGCTTCGGCCGGTGCGATTTCCGGCATCATGCGGCGCGCGCCGTCCGCCAACACCTCGCGCGGGCCGGTCTCGCCCCAATCGCGGCTGTAGGGCGGGATCGGGAACGGCTCCGGGCCGACGACCTCGCGCCAGACACCCCGCGCGAGGCCGAGGCAGTCGCAGCCGACCCCGCGCAGGCTGGCCTGGTCGTGATAGGGCGTGCCAAGCCAGGACCGAGCGGCGGCAATGACGCGGCCGGGATCGGCTGTCGGGACGGGCGCGGTCACAGCACTGCCCCTTCGTGGCCGCCGTCCCTGGTGGCGTATCGCAGGACTGCGTCCTGGCCCGGGATGTGCGGGAAACCCCGGAAGTTGGCGACATTGGCGAACTTTGTTCCGCAGGTCGCGATCCGCTTGTCGCAGCCCGCCCGGACCACGAAGGCATCCGTCGCCGCGATGGGTCGCACCGGCGCCTCGAGCAGGGTCAGGATCGCCACCCCGTCGACGAGGTCGTGCGACAGCACCTCGACGCGCCGCCCGGCGTTCGCGCCGGTCAACCATTCCACCAGTCCGAAGGCAAACCAGCCCGCCGCAAAGGCGCCAAGGCCGGAGGCGGTGAAGGCCCGATCCCGCAGCACATCGATCACCGCGCCGGTGCCCTTGAAGGCCGGGGCTTCGAGGTTCACCCCGCAGCGCGGATCGCCCAGCGCGGCGTCGCAGCTGGCCTGGAATGTGCGTCCGACCGTCTGACCGAGAACATGGGCGAGGCTGCGCACTTCAGCCACGAAGGCCAGACGCCCGCGCCGGATCTGTCCGATGGCCCCGCGACGCAGCAGCCCGCGCTGCGAAGGGGCCGACCAGTTCACCCGCCAGACCTCGACCGCTGCATTATCCCATCGGCCATCGAGGATGTCGGTCTCGGTGATCCGGTCCGACGACAGCACGCCTTGCGCGTCCTGCGCATCGACCGAGAGGTCGGAGCCGGATCGCACCTCTGACGCCGTAAGCCCACTTTCCGGTTCGAACTCGGTCCCGTCGAACGCCAGCGTTCGGTCGTGGTCGGTGAAACCGAAGGTCACTCCATCGGCCCGGGTGATGCGCCAGCACCAGGCGAGCGTTGTCGTGCCGTCGTCGAGATGGACCTGCAGCGCCGGGTTCAGGGCTTTCATGTGCGGATTTCCACGAGGGGGATCGAGGTGATCGACCCGAGGCGTTCGAGGTCGAGGGTGACGTCGAGGACATCGGTGTCGAACCGGACGGGGACGTCGAATTCGAAGCCTGCGGTGATGGCCACGCCCGCGGCCGGGGCGGTGGTGAAGGTGATGAGGCCGGTGGTCGTGGAAACCGACCAGCCAGAGGCTTGTGGCGTGCCGTTCAGGGCGATGGCCACGGTTCCGGCGACGGGCTTGGTGATGGCCCGCGTCCAGGACTGCGCGCCGGAGGTGTAGCGTTTGGCCAACTGAAAGGTGTTCGTACTGCCGTTGCCGGCGCCGATGGGTTGATCGGTTGACACGGGGGTCTGCGACGGCAGGCAGGACTTGAAATCGGCCCAGTCCTTGAAACGGAAGCCGTGCAAGCGGCCGTTGCGGGCCTCGAAGAAGGCGACGACCGCCGCAAGATCGTCGGCGCGGCGGATGCCATAGGCAACGTCATAGCGGCGTCGCGAGTTGGCCCAGCTGGCGTTGCGCTCCTCGGCCCCGCTTGCCAGTTCGACGATCTGCGTGCGGCGTTCAGGGCCACCGCGTGCCCCGCGGCTGATGTTGTCCGGAAACCGGACCTCGTGAAATGCCATCACATCCCCCTTCGGCCCAGCGAAACGGCGCGGGCGATGTCGCTCGCGACTTGCGTGCGGGATTGCCGGAAGCTTTCGGCGTCGCGGGCGTTGATCGTGACATTGACGGTGGAGGCGCCCGCCTGGCCGTAGCTCGAGGCTTCCCGGCGCGACAGCACACGCTCCCCGCGTTGCAGGATCGCGGGCACTTCGTCGGGCCGCAGACCGGCCCAGCCGCCATTGTGCATTCGGGGCGCGCCCGCGAAGGCCAGCGCCGGGACCATCCGGCCGGGGCCAGGGGCGCCGACCATGCCGCCCGCATGCAGGATGTTGGCGAAGATCCCGCCCGCCCCGCCCAGCGCGCCGGAAAGGGCGTTCGCAATAGGGCCGAGGATGAAGCGCCGGGCGGCGAGCTTCGCGAGGTCGGCGATCATCGAGGTGACCAGGTCGCGGAAGTCTAGCTTTCCGGTCTTGACGAAGTCGCCGATGGCGTTCTCGGCGCTCTGGAAGGCGCCCACCAGCGCGCTGCCGATATCTCCGCCGATGTCGCGCGCCTTTGCGGCATAGTCGCCGAGAGCCGCCGTGACCGCCTGCCAGCCGGAGAGGGCCGTGTCCGCGCCCTCGGCCGCCGCAGCTCCGGCCTCGCGCGCGGCACCGCCAGCACCATCGGCGGCGACAGCGGTGTTGTTCAGCCCCTTGGTCAAGGCGTCGGCCGCTCCAGCCGCATCCGCCAGTGCGGTCTCTGCCTCGGTGCCCGTGCCGGTCACGGCATCCTTCAGCGCCTGCCAGCTGGCGAGCGGCCGACTGGCAGCGTCAGCCAGCATGCCCGCGGCCTCGCGATAGCCATCGGCACGGGCGCGGGCATCGTCGGCCATCGCGCCAAGCCCGAGATCGGGCGGTTCCAGATAGGTGCGTGACAGCGCGGCCGAAAAGGCGTCTGCCGCGGCAGCACCGGCAGCGGTCGCGGCCCCTTCAAAGGGATTGCCGATGCGCCCCAGTTCCACCGGATCAAGGATGCCGATCCGCACACCGTCTTCGCCGGTAGCCCATTCGGGCAGCAAGGCCAGCGCCGCGTTCAGGGTCTCGATGAAGCTGTTGATCCGGGTGACGACGCCGTTCAGCATCGCTTCGACGCCGGAGATCAGCCCGTTCGCGGCCTGGAAGGCGAAATCGCCGATGGCGCCCGGCAGGCTGCCCCAGATCGCCACCGCGGCGTCATAGGCCCCCTGGAAGATCGCCGCCGTCCGGTCGCCGAAGCTGACGACGCCTGCGATGGTGCCCTCAATGGCAGAGAGGCTCGCCGCCTTCAGGCCCTCCCATCCGGCCGCCATTCGCGCCAGCGCCGCATCCAGCGACAGGCCGATGCGGGACCAGACCTCGCGGGCCAGGTCGCCGAGCAGGCGAAATGCCTCGCCCACGCCGCCGACCCGGGCCACCAGCTGCGAGAACTGATAGACCAGCTCGCCCGCGCCGACGATCAGCGCCCCGATACCGGTGCGGATCAACGCGCCGCGCAGGAAGACCAGCGCGGTGGCAAGGCCCCGAACCGAAAGGGCGGCGGCGGCCATTCCCGCGACCCAGCGCCCGGCCATGACGGCGGCGAAGGTGGCGGCATAGGACGCCAGCCTTCCAAGGTTGCCGATCAGCGTGTCGATGGCCGAGCGCAGGATGCCGCCATCCGAGGCGAGCGCCACGAAGGCATTGGCCAGCGCCTCGATGGTCGGGGCGACGGCGACGGCGATGCGGTTGCGCAGGCCATCGAAGACCAGCGACACCGTGCCGAGTGCGAGTTGCGTACGGCGCAGGGCTTCGAGGGCATCACTGTCCAGAATCGCCCCGAGATCGAAGGCTTGGTCGCCAAGCCGCGCAATTTCGGCCCCGCCATTGCGCAGGAGGGGGATCAACCGTGTCGCGTCTGAGGCCATCGCCTCTAGATAGAAGGTCATCTCTTGCTGGCTGAGACCGGCGCGTTCGAGGGTGTCGACGTAAAGTTGCAGCGCCTCGGGGCCGGAAAGGCGGGCGAACTGGTCTGCGGTAACGCCCACACGCGGGGCGACATTCTCGAAGAAGTCCGCCATCGGCCCGCCGCCGGTCTGGAGGAAGTCGCCCACCCGGTCGTTCACGTCCTTCAGGATATCGGCCAGCTTCTCCTGCTCGATGCCCACCGTCCGCGCCCCGGCCGACCAGCGCTGCAGCGCTTCGGGTGTGGCATTGGCAACCTGCGCGAATTGCCGGATCTGCGCGGCGCTCTCGGCGGTGGAGCGGACGATCAGCCCGAGCGAGGCGGTGGCCGCCGCGGCTGCGGCCCCGAGGGCGAGGCCAGTGCGTCGCGCGAAGGCGGCCAGACGAGTGTTCGCCAGTTCCATTTCGCGCGACAGGCGGCCAAAGCCACGGGCACCGGCCTCGCCCACCCCTTCCAGTTCGGCGCGCACGCGGCGTCCGCCCTCCGCCACGAGGCGGACGGAGACCTTCTTTTCGGCCATGAGGAAAACCTTGATTCTGTGGTAAGTGCTTAGGGCGGAGGGCAGGACTTGGAGTCTCTGTTTCAGTTGCCAAAGGACTGACGATGATCGGCCAAAGCCAAAGCACGCAGCACGGCGATGAAGAACCCAAGCCCACCGATCAAGCGGGGCTCGGGTTGCCACTGCGTGGATTTGATGAGGGCGAGGAGGCACAGTCCCGTTCGCTTCCGGCAAAGCAGGACCTGAAGGGACTGGCGCGTGGGGCTGTACCAAACGGCTATCGGGATCGATCCGATCGAACCTGAATCATGCGCGCGGCGCGCCGGTTGGTCTCATGGCGTCAGATCGGGGTCATCGCCGTTGAACGCTCGGCCATCTGCTCGTTGAGTTTGCGCACCATCACCGCCTCGATTTCGGGCAGCAGCTCCGCGGCGATCAGGGCGTTGACGCCCAGCGCCCGCGCCAGCGTGAGGGCCGCGCCCATGTCCCACCCGATCACGGCGCCCGGCGCGATGCGCAGCTGACCGCCGAGGCGCTGGGTCAGATCCCAGACCTGCCAGCCCTCGACCGTCTGCGGCTGGTTCAGTCTTGCGGGGCAGTCGGGGCAGGGGCCTGCGCAGGCCGCGCAGTAGCCGTCGCCCCCGCCGAAGGACCAGTCGGCGAGGGCGCGGAGGCGTTTTTTTCCTGATCCAGCATCAGACCGCGGGCGACGTATTGCGCCTGGAAGGCCTCGAAGACCGGCCAGATTTCGAGAAGGGCGTCGATCCCCGCCGGGCTGACGGGCACGAGGTTGCCAGCCTCGTCGCCGACACCTTCCCATTCCAGCACTGCGCGGCGCGCGACGGCCTTGGCCATGGCCAGCGCCATGTCCTCCTGGCTGGAGGTTTCCGACAGGTCCTCGATGGCCGGGTCGGCGCGGGCCGAGACCATCAGCGCGGTGGTCAGAGGGGCCACCAAGACGCGCAGGCCGGGCAGCAGGTCCAGCCATTCGGGCCGGTTCGACAGGTTCAGTCGGATCATGATCAGTATCCCGTGACGGTGTTGACGAGGACGGCAGTGCACATCCGGGCGGGGCTTGTGGCCTTTGCCGCCTGCCAGTCGAAGGTGGCCTGGATGCCTTGGGGCCCGGGGATCTCGATCCGCGGGACGGGCAGGTAGACGGCGTGGGCCGTAAAGGTGAGGCTGGCGTTCGCGCCGAGGCTGTAGGCGAACTCGAGCTCGCAGGGCGTGCCGTCGATGGCTTGGGTGACGAGGGCGCTATCGGCGAAACGGACCTCGATCCGGCCGGTCAGCGCGGCCATTCCGGGATCTGCACCCTCGATCTTGCCGTCGTTTCGGATGGTCTCGATCCGGTCGAGGCCGTTGGCATAGTTAATCTCGGCCGAGACGACATTGCCAAGGGCGGTGCCGTTGCGCTTCACCACCCCGTTGAAATGGCCGAAGCGTTGCAGGCCCAGCGCGGTCGGCGTGCCTGCGGCGGTGGTGGCAGCGATGGCCTCGCCCTGCGCGATCAGGCGGGCGGTCGCGGTCAGTAGGCCCGAGCGGTTCATCTGCCAGGACAGCTGGTCCATCACGCAGCCCGCATACATCGCGAACCGCGGCACCTCGGGCATGGCCACTTCAATGGCCATGGAGGGCAGGGTCCAGTTGCCCGACTGGAAGGTGTGGGTTTTGGGCGTGGTGCCGGTCGTGGTCGGGCCACCAAAGGCCGCCTTCAGCCAGAAGCCGAAGGCCTCCACATCGATCGGCACCACCACCTCGCCATCGGCGGTGACCGCGTCCTTGATGGGGGCGAGCGGATCGCGGCCGTAGCCCAGCAATTCCGAATTCAGAAGCGGCTGTTCCGCGCCCAGCGTGGTCCGGGCAAAGGGCATCAGCCGATAGCCGCTGGCGGGCGGGGTGCCGTAAACCGTCTCGAACGCAAGCGCCATCTGCGCCCGCGCGCCGTGTGCGCGTGCCATGGGGGTCTCCTATGTGGGGGTGTCAGGCCAGAGGGCCGGTCGTGGTGTAGTGCAGGACGACGGTGATCACTGCCGCCTTCAGCGCCGCCGCGCCCTCGACGGGCAGATCGACTGAGGCCGGGGCTTCGGCTTCGACCCAGTCACATAGGCCGCCGAGCGACCGGTCAGCTTCCATCGCCGTGCCGATGGCAGCGATCAGGGTGTCGAAAGCGCTGGCCCGGCCGGTGCCCGCCTGAACGACGACCTCCAGCTCGGCCCGGTGCTGATAGTGGTAGCGCAGGGGCGACAGCGTCACCTCCGGCTCGCCGGGCTGGCCGTCGCGCAGGATGATCAGCCCGGCCGCCGGGATCCGCTCGGGCAGAACCTCGTCACGCAGGGTGAGGGCGGCAAGCGGTTGCAGCCGCGCAAGCAGCGCAGCGAGGACGGTTTCGCGGGTGGTGGGCATGGAACTGTGATCTTGAAGTGCTCTGTGCAGTACTTATGTGTGTATGTTGGCTATTTTTGGGGAGGGTCTGATGGGACTGTTTGGCAAGAAGTCCAGCGGCAGCGGTTATGACAAATCCGGCTCCAATGGAAAGTCAGGGCGGGGATACGAGAAGGGCAAAGCCTCATCAAACCCCGACAAGTACAAACCCCGCACAGAAGCACAGGCCCGCCGCGAGGAACGCAAGGCAGATCGCTTCTGGAAGTGAGGGCGCGCCGACGCTAAGGCTAAGTAAGTAGGTGCCCTGGCAACCGGGGCACCCCAAGAGTCGCAGTTTGACGAGCAGACCGAGGGGACAGATGCAGGGGCGTATCAAATCGTACAACCCAGATAAGGGTTTTGGCTTTATCAAGGTTGAAGGACAGGCAGATGACGTCTTCTTTCACATCACAAGCGTCAAGGACACATCTGTTCGCTGTGTGATTGACGAGCTCGTCCAGTTCGATGCCACGGAAAGCAAAAGAAAACCGGGGACACTGGAAGCATCGAATGTTCGCCTAGCAGCGGGATACGAGCATGCTGCATTTCGCCTGACTGGGCATCCGTCCTCATACCTGCTCCAATGGGGTTTCACACAACTTGATGACGTTGACCCGCGAGGGAACCCCTGTCGCGGTGTCTTGCATGATTTGGCCGAGATCGCGCTCGACGAGGATTGGGCCTACGGTGAAACACAGACCTCGCGCACGCCCTTCCCAATATTGCGCAACTACCTGATAAACACATTCTACAAGCAGTACCGCGATGGGGCGGTTGCCGAGGTTGCTCACGGCGGAAAGGGCTGGGCCGCATTCAACACAGGTCTGGTTGACGACCGTTACGACCCGATCTTCGCCCTCTACGAGCAGAACGACCGTCCTCCCCGCCCGTGGAAATTCCACTCATTCTGTCGACCAAACATTGGGCGCGATGGCCAAGTCTTGGCAAGGAACTTCAATCCGTTGCCCGCGGCTCCGACATATTTCAAGAAGGCAGAAGATGTTATTTTCGATCCAGGCACTTCGATCCAGCCGCGGTATGATCACATCGTTTACGACAGCATTGAGAAGGACAGGTACCCTATTGAATTTCTTGCGAAACACGTTCCTGCAAACTTTGCTTGGCGCGACCCCGCTTCCTTAGAGAAGTCGGAACGAGAAGCATTCCTGCGGGGATTCAGAAACGCCCTAGAGGCTGACGCTCGAACTGATCGTGATATTCGAAACCGCATAGACGATGCTATAGCGCTTGCAGTGAAGCGCGCACGCTGGAACTTCAAGACTGCGATCCCGCTCTACTACCCAAAAGCGAACGCAATAAGCCTACTTCTGCCAATCGCGCTTGTTGATGACGATAGGGTCGACCTTGCTCTCGTTGTGACCCGAACTGCCGCGGGCGGCTACAGCGGTGAGACAGTCTACAAGCTTAAGTGGGCCTATGATCATGCGCGCCTCGTCTGTCGACCGGACAGCGACTGGCTTACGCCGGGCGCAGACGATGGCGCAGACGAAGACGACGAGCCCGCAGATGAAGTCGAAACTCAAGGCGAACAATCAACTCTCTCAACGGCGCCGAACGAAGCCATTGTAAGTAGGCCGAGTGGTGACGGACCTTGGAATGTCGGATCGTCAACCAAGTCCACAGAATCTGCGCCGGGCAAAAGCATTCTGAGCGATCTATTCGGCCGACGATCTTGACTCTGGCGAAGTATGTCACTGCTCTCTTCCTTCCGCCCAGCCCGACACAATCCGCCCCGGCACGCCGTCGATAGCCCGCTCCGCATCCCGCGCCAAGTCCAGCCGCCTGCGCAGCTTGACCTGCGGTACGAGGAGAAAGATCGGCACGGTGGTCAGCCCGCGACCGGTCTTCGCTCGCGATGCGACAGCGCGTCCTTTGCTGTTGAGCCTCCCTTCAGCCACCAGCAGGCTCGGACCCCTGCGCCGGTAGATGAAGCGCAGTCGCAACCCCGTGCGGCGTTCCCATTCGCCGGGGGTAATGCGGCCGCCGCGGGTGGATTTGCCTGCAGCGGCGGTGGGGATCGCCAGCCAGAACCCGTTGCGTGACCGGATCAGCGGCCCGGTGTCATGCGCGCCGACGATCACCGGGGCGTTGGACCAGACCAGCGCCGCTGCGTTCAGGCTCTCGCTGCCCTTGGGATAGGTGGCGAGGCGGATCGAGTTGCCGAGACGGGCGCCAAGGCCCGCGCCGATGATCTGGCCGCGCCAGGCGGATTTGAGGCCCGCGCCCGCCTCGCGCATGGCGGTGGTGACGGCCTTCTCGCCCGCAGCGATTTCCGCCTGCATCAGGGCGGCGAGGTTGGGGCTGATTTCCAGCTTCAGTTTCATGCGGGCCTCAGATCCAGCGTCCAGATCAGCCGTTCGCGATCCCGCAGCGGTTCGCCTTGGATGACATGGCTGTCTGCGCCGATGACGATCACATCGCCCGGGCGCGGGGCGGGCAGGTCAGCCACGCGCACATCCACCACCGTCGTGTCGCTGACGAAGCGCCCCGCGCCAAAGTCGGTGACGCGGTCGGGCGCGCGGCGGATGATGCGGATCGGGCGTTCCTCCGACGTGGTGGCCGAGATCCAGAGGGCCGGGGTCGCCATGGAGGCATGGGTGAAGATGCGGTCCATGGCGGCGGTGAAGACGGACATGGGAAGAACCGTCAGTTCGACGTGTGCAGACGGATCGCCAGCCGGGGCCGCTTGTTGACCGGCAGGATCGAGGCTTCGGTCATGACATCGATCCAGCGGCCCTTCTCGTCGAGATGCTGGCGGGCGTAGAGCGGCAGGCCGATGGTGTTGGCGGTTTCGAGCAGGTTCGCCGGGCCGCCGTAGGTGGTGAAGGTGTCCATGGTGCCGAGCGGGAAGGCGATGCCTTCGTTCGCGGGGACCAGCCGTTCGGTGGCCTTGGTCGAGAGGGTGACGGTGCCGGAGTATTCCTCGAACAGGATGCCGCCGAAGGGGAAGTTCCGCCGCACGTCCTCGCGCAGCGGCTGGGCGCCGGTGCTGGCGTAGAACTTGTAGGCCTCCTCGGTTTTGGGGTGCGCGATCAGCTTGTCGAAGAACTCGCGGCTGACGAGGGCATGGACCGAGGTCATGGCCTCGCCCAGGAGGTTGTCCTCGATGGCGCGCAGCACCTCGCGGACCTTGCCCTGCACGTTGGTGCCCGCGGTGCCGAGGACGAAGTCGACCGAGATCTGCGCGAGACCGAACTCGGTGAAGTAGTTGTAAAGGGTGGTGCCCGCACCGTCCTTCACGATGCCGCGGAGCGCGTTCATCTCCATGTATTCGCGCGTCTGGGCGTGCTTCCGGCGCATCAGCAAAAGCTTGCGGTTCATGACCTCGACGAGGGGATCGACCGCGTCAAACGCCCCTAGCGCGGGCTGGCCCTGAAGGTCGGCAGGGAGAACCACGTCGTCATGCGGGATCCACGGCAGGGCGAAGGACCGCATCGAGCGGCCCTCGCGGGTGCCGACGGTGGCGGGGCCGCCGAGAGGTACGGAGGGCAGCAGGCTCAGGACGCCCTCGTATTGCTCGATGATGACCGAGCGCTGGCTGACGCCTTCGAAGCGGAAGAGGCCGATCTGGGCGAGGCGGGTGTAGAGGTTGGGCAGGATGTTGATGGCCTGCGTCATCTCGGCCAGCGAGTAGCCGCCAGCGTCGAAGGGATTGCGGACGAGGGTCATGGTGGGGCTCCGGGGGAATAAGGGGGTGGGCGCTGCGGGGTGGGCTGCGTCAGACGCCGTCGCGGGCGATGATGCCTGCAGTGGCCAGCTGGGTGAGTTTCGCGGCGATCTTGGTGCCGTCATCGACGGTGGAGCCGTAGGCGAGGGCCGCGCGCGACACGATCGAGGGGCCGCGGACCAGCACAATGCCCGTGGCATCGGCCAGCGTGGCGTCGACGGCGTAGAGCAGGACGGCCGTCGCGACCTGCGATCCGTCGGCTCCGGTCGCGGGCGACAGGGTGTACTTGCCGCTGGCCGTGATTTTCCCGAGCACCGAGCCGACGGGATAGGGCAGACCCGCGAGCAGCGTCACGGTCTCGCGGGTGTAGTTCGGGTTGACCTCGTATTTGAGGACATCGCCCATGCTGGGCGGTTCCGTCAGGACGGGCATGGTTCAGTCTCCAGGATGTTGGGGGATAGGGGCGCCCGATCCGGGCGGTGCGCGTCAGCGCGAGGCGGCGGCCGATTTCTTGGCAGCCGCCACGATGGGGCTTTCCTTCGCGCCAGCGGTCGGGGCGGTGGCGATGATGCCCGCGGCATCGCTGCGGGCAGCAAGATCGGCCAGCACCTTGGCGCGCAGAGCTTCGGGCTTCACGCCCTTGGCGACCGCATCGGCGGCATCGATCTGGATGCCAAGGCGCCCGGCCTGCGCACAGACTTGCGCAACCTCGGCCGCCTCGGCGCGGATCGCTTCGGGCGACAAGGCTGTGGCTTCGGTCTGCGGCGGTGCGATTGCCGCGGTTGGGGCCGGTTCCGGCGGGGTGCTGGCGGCAGGCGCGGCCGGAGGTTGCGCATGATCTTCGGGGGCAGTGGTCATCATCGGGCCCTTTCCTTTGGAGGTGGATGTGAGGGTGGTTGTGCCGCGGGGTGCGGCGGCGAAAGCGCGGAAGGCGGTGACCGGATCGGCCACCTCATCGGCGAGACCGGCAAAGACCGCCGCCTCACCGCGGAAAACGGCGGCTTCGGTGCCCAGCGCCTGGCTTGTGTCGAGGCGGCGGCCACGACCCTCGGCGACAGTTTCGGCGAAGAGCTGGCGCAGGTCTTCCAGCTCGCCCGCGATCCGGCCGCGGACAGCCTCGGGCAGCGGCTGGTAGGGGTTCGCATCGACCTTGCGCGCGCCTGCATGGATCAGCGTCACGGCGATGCCTTTCTGGTCCAGCGCCCCGCTCATGTCGCTGTGCATGGCCACGACACCGATGCTGCCGACAGCACCGGTGCGGGGCAGGATGATCCGGTCGGCCTGGGAGGCCAGCGCATAGGCGGCCGAGAGGGCGTGATCGGCGACGAAGGCATGGACGGGTTTGACCTGACGCGCCGCCCGGATGCGGTCGGCGAGGTCAAAGGCACCGGCCACCTCGCCACCGAAGCTGTCGATGTCGAGGGCGATGCCACGGATCGCAGGATCGGCCAGCGCCGCTTGCAGCTGGGCGGCGATGCCCTCGTAGGATGTCAGGCCGGAGGATTGCCCGATCCAGGCGCCGCGATGCACCAGCGTGCCTGCGATCTCGATGACGGCGATCCCGTCGACGACAGCGAAGGGCTGGCCACCATTCCGTGCCTGACGGTTGGTCAGATCATCGCGGAACAGCGAGCCCCGAGCGGGCAGGTTGGCTGCATGCTGATCATCGGCCGCGATTTCCAGCCCCTCAACGCTGATCTCCCGCCCTGCGATCCGCGGACCAAGCCAGGTCAGGAAGGCCAGCGCCTTGGCAGGATCCACCATCAGGGGCGTGTTGAAGACGCGCTGGGCGATCTGGGTGTGATGCATCATCCTTCCTCCGCGGACCGGGTTTCCCGGTCCTCGCCATCGTCTTCCTGATCACTGGCGTTCTGCTGATCTTGCTGCGGGCTTTCGGTGCCGCTCTGTCCTGCGCTGCCACCCGCCGCCTGCGCGGGCGACCCCGGCCGCCGGAAGTCGAGACCCAGTTTTGCCTCGCGCATGCGTTCCGCGGCGATCTCCCGGTCGACCTGCTCGGCGTCATAGCCGCGCTCGGCGATGGCCTGCGTGCGGGATTTCAGGCCCGCCTCGATCTGCAGGATTTCCGCCGAGGCGTCCTTGGCCGGGTCGATCCAGTCCCATTTCGTCGGAAGCCAGTCACAGGCGAGATACGCGCGCCGCTCCGCCGCATAGCCCGGCAGATCGATGGCGCCCGCCAGCACCGCCATGTCCATCCAGCGCGTCCAGACCGCGCGACAGAGCTGATAGACCATCACAGAATGCTGGAAGGCGGAGATGCGGCGGCGGAAATCGACGAGCGCGATCCGGGTGTTGGAGAAGTTCCCCTTCGCCGTGTCGCCGGTGAGATAACCATAGGGCACGCCCAGCGCGGCGCCGATCTGCAACAGCGTGCGATACTGGAACGGCTCATAGGTGCTGCCCGAGTCCGGGGTGGACGGCGTGGTGACATCCTCGCCCGGGTCAAGCCGCACCACCTGGCCCGGTTCGACCTCCAGATCGTCCTCGGCCGGATCGAGGGCGGTTTCCGGGGCGGGCGACGTGATGAACATGGCGAACATCGCCGCGGTCTTCTTCCGCTCCAGCTCCGCGTCGTCGTAAAGGTCCAGCGTGAAGAGCTTCACGACGGCCGCCGCAAAGCGCGACACCCCGCGCAGCTGGCCCGCCTCGACCGGGTCGAGAATGTGGATGACCTCTGACGCCGGAACCCGGACGGTTTCGCCCACGAGGCCGGGATCGGTCAGATCGCCGGGGTGGCGGCGCAGGAAGTGATAGGCAACGCGGCGGCCGATGCCGTCGAACTCGATCCCCTGCCGGATCGATCCCGCGCCGGGCAGGACGCGGGTCATGTGCTGCGGAAGCATTTCCGAGGGCAGCATCTGCAGGTGCAGTGGGACCGTGAGCCCGTCCTCCGACCGCCGCGTTCGGATGCGCAGGAAGACCTCGCCTGCGAGGAACACCTCGCGCGCGGCCCGCCGCTGCAGGCCGAAGAAGTCGGTCAGCCCCTCGGCATCCGCCTCGTCGGTCCAGTCAAGCCAGAGCTTTTGCAGCTCCTCCTTCTTGGCGGCATCGGTGATCTTCGACGAAGGCTTGATGCCGTCGCCGACGACATGGTTCGCGAAGGCATCGACCGCGTTTGCCGCATAGCCGTTGTTCCGGGCCAGCCAGCGCGCCCGGGCGGTGATCGTCTCGCCCGAGGCCGCGATCAGCGTGTTCACATGCGCGCGGGTGGCGCGGAGTCCGCGCATGCGCCGGTGAGATTGCGCCGCGTCGAAGCCACCGATGATGGACCCGAGGCGGGCGCGGAAGGCGTCGAACACCATGGTCACAGACCCTTCGTTGCCACGGTGCCCCAGCGGCGGCGGCGCGGGGTGGCCGAGGCGGTAGCAATCCGGCCTTCCAGATCCCGGATCGCCGCCGCCAGTTCGGCGTCCGAGCCATAGGTCACGGTCTTGCCGTCATAGCTGACGCTGCGCAGCCCGGCGAAGCGGGCTTCCTGCAGTGCGGTCAACAGGGCCTGCATGCGTTCCAGGTCCATCAGTCCCTCATGAAGTTCGGGGTGTAGGCCCGCCGTTTCCGGCGCGGCGTGGTCAGGGTTCCGGCCTTGGGTTGGGCTGGATCGGGTGGTGTGGCGTCAGTCGGGATGGCTGATGGCATGCGCGTTTCGACGCCAGCCTGCGCCTCGAGCCGCCGCCAGGTGGCCTCGTCCCAGCGGTCGGCGCCAAGGATCCAAGCCGCGGCGCGGGCGTAGACCCGGCAGTCCAGCGCCTCGTTCCGTTCGCGCATCTTCTGCCATTCCTGATGGGCATAGCCGCGCTTGTTGCGGATCGTGGCCAGCTGTTCGGCCACCAGCTGCTTCAGCCATTCGGTGTCGGCCCAGCCGGGAAGGTGGATCGTGCCGGGGGCGTCAAGCACGCCCAGCGCCCGATCCTCATCACTCGGACGTTCGATCCGCAGGAAGCGGTAGGTCTCCGCCTTGAAGGTCGCCGTAGCCACCGACCAGAGCCGTGCGCCGCGGCGCAGCCGTTTGCCGCCTATGGTAGCGTCGACAAAGGTCGGGCCCGAGACAGGTGCCGACCGGTTGAAGCCTTCGAGGCCCTTCAGGGGTGCCACCTGTTCGAACCCGACCTTGCGCGACCAGCCATAGACCGCCGCGGCCTCGTAGCCTGTGTCGATGCCAAGCCGCGCCACGGTCATGAATGCGCCGTTGGCATGCTGCCAGGATTGGCCGAGCAAGGCGGTCAGCTTGTCCCAGGCGGCCGGATCGTCGGGCCCGCCCGGGATCACGATGTGATCGACGAGCCAGGACTCGAGGCCCCGTCCCCAGGCCCAGATATCGACCTCGATACGGTCCCTCTGGACGTCGGCGCCCGCGGTCAGGAACAGAGCGGCCATCGGCACGGTGCCCGGCTTCCACGCCTCCCGCCGATCCGCCAGCCGCTGCCATTCCGGCGCATCGCCGCTCTCGACCCATGTCTCGCCCAGAAGCGTGTTGCGCGCGGCGCGCAGCGTCTCGTCCGACCCTTGGGCCGCCAGCCATTCCCGCGCGATGTCGGACCAGCTTTTCCAGCCCAAGGGCGAATAGAGCGCCGAGAGGTGGAAGCCGATGGCCTTCGGATCCTTTGAAACCGCCGTCGCCCGCCATTCGCCGCGGGCCAGCATCTCGGTCTTGTGGTGTTCGGCAATGGGTCGTTCGCAGCCCTCGCAGTGATAGGCGGCGGTTTCCGGCTTCCCCTTCGCCCAGCGCAGGCGGTCGAATTGCAGCCACTGCATCGCCCCGCAATGCGGACAGGGCACGAAGTAGCGCCGCTGGTCCGATGCCTCGAATTCCCGCTCGATGCGCGACAGCCCCCGGATTGTGGGCGTCGAGACCATGAACACCTTGCGCCGGTGCGAGAAGGTCGTCGTTCGCGCTTCGGCCAGCGTGACCGGATCGCCTTCCTCGTCGGCCGAGGCCGGATAGGCGTCGACCTCGTCGAGGAAGACATAGCGCGCGGGCATCGACCGTAGGCCGGTCGCCGAATTCGCTCCGGTCAGCACCAGGATGCCGCCGGGAAACTCCTTCGACAGCATCGAGTTGCCCGCGTCACGCGACCGGGCGGGGTTCACGCGTTCGCGGAGCGCCGGGCTGTCCGCAATCAGAGGATCAAGACGGCCCCGTGACGTCCGCTTGGCCAGTTCCAGGCTCGGCAGCACCGCCAGCATCGGACCCGGCGCGTGATGGATGACAAAGCCGATCCAGTTGTTTCCGGCCTCGGTGGCCCCGACCTGTGCCGCCTTCATGAAGGTGATGCGCTGGGCCGGATGGCCGGGCGACAGCGCATCCATGATCTCGCGCAGATAGGGCGCGCGGGCGGTGCGATACCGCCCCGGCTCGGCCGCGCCGCGCGACGACAGCCAGCGATGCTGATCCGCCCATTCCGACACCGTCAGGTTCGGATCGGGCCGCATCCCCTGACGCCAGACCCTCAGAAGATCCTCGGCGCCGTCAAAGCCGAGGTCGAGGTCGGCCGTCAGGTCGTTCTCGTCCTCCTCATCATGCAAGCGAGACCCGGAGGTCGGCGAGGGCGTCGAGCTGTTCGCGGACATGGGCTTCCAGCACCCTCTGCATGATCGCGGTCTCGATCGTCACCGATGCCCCGGATTGCCGTTCCACCTCCGCCATGATCTGCGCCGCCATCAGCGCGGCCACCCGTCCGGGCCAGGTGACCCAGACATCCCGTTCCTGCCGCGCCAGGCGGAACACGAGGGTCTCCGCCCGCGCGCGGTCGACCAGCGTGCCCTTCTTCTTCTGCACGGCCAGCTGGCGTTCCTGCGCCGCATAGACCGTGAGCGCCGTGCGCGCCTTGATATACGATGTCGTGTCCCCGGGGCCGCTGGCCAGCCCATCCCCGCCAACCGACCGGCGCTGCTGGTCGGGGTCCGTCATCTCCGCCCGACGCACATCAGAGGCCGCGGCGTTGATCGAGCCGTCGTCGAAAACCACAAGCCGTCCGTTCTTGCGCGCCTTCTGCACCCCGCCGCGGGACAGGCCGGAATGGGCCGCATACTCGCGTTCGCTCATACCCTTCATGGCGCCGTGATGCCTGTCAATATATTGAAAATAAACATGAAAATACAATAAATCCCGTTGGTTTCCTTCGCCGTCAGAGCGATTCTGCGATCAGGAATTCACCCCGGATCGGAGACCAGACCATGGCCAAAACCGCCAAACCCGCCCCCATCGCGCCCGAGGCGCTGATGCTCGACATCGCCAAGCGCCACTTCTACGTCGAGACGCTGGATACCCGGAACAGCGACGGGCTGGATTTTCACGAAGTTGCCATCTGGTCGATCCGCGCCGCCCTGATTGAGGCCTATGCCGCGGGCCTCGCCGCGGCCAAGCGCTGAAGGGGCCAGCGACATGTCCATGGCCATCACCACCATCCGCATCGACTATTCTACCCTTCCCGAGGGTTTCGACCTGAGCCGCCCGGTCGCCATCGCTGAGGTCGTCGAGCAGGCGCTGCGCGAGAGCGGGATCCCGGCCGAGGCCTCCGACGTCATGTCACACCTGAAGATCGAACTGCCCACCGCCCAGCTTGGTGCCGCCAGCCGCACGCTGGCCGAGATGCGGCTGATCTGACCGGAATGATCAGAAAGCACTGATATTGCTCCGATTTGCCTACGATCATCCGCCCGACAGAGCGATGGTGTTCGCACCAGAACGATGCAACTCAGCGAAGGATGCCCCGCCATGACCACCCGCCGCGCCGCCCAACCGAACGACAAGGCCCTCGACGCCTTCATCGCCGCCAAAGCCGAAATCGACACGATGCTGGAGCGCCTGAAGGCCCTCAGCGACGACCATTTCGAGACCCACCCCGACGAAATCAACTGGGGGCATGTCGGGACGCTGAAGCACTACGCGGGCCTGCTGCGCCAGATCACCGACAGCGCCTTCAAGGAAGGCGAGCACGCCGCCTGACGCGCCAACGCCGCGCGAACGTCCGTAGAAGGCGCGCACACCGCGTGCCCACAGCCACGGAGGCCCCGATGACCACCCCATCCGACACCCAATCTCTGATCCTGTCGCGCGCCTCGACCCGGCCCGGCAATCTCGCCCTGCCGCTGCCCGAAGGGCTGGTCGGCGCCGCCGCCAAGATGGTGGTCGGCAAGATGATCGCCCGCGGCTGGCTCGAAGAGGTCGAGGCGAATCTGCGCCGCAATGAGCCGATGTGGCGCGAGACCGGCGACGGCCACGGCACCACGCTGATCGCCACCGAGGCCGGGCTGGAGGCCATCGGGATCGAGCCGTTGGTGGCCAGCGCGGTCGCTAGCGTGCGGAAAGCGAGGCCGAAGCAGGTGGCGGAACAGATGACCGATCGCACCGACACCGAGAAACCCGTCGCCATCCGCGCCGGCACCAAGCAGGCGCAGATCATCGCCCTCCTTCAGCGGCCCGAGGGCGCGTCGATTGCCGAGATCGTCGAGGCAACGTCGTGGCAACCACACACCGCGAGGGGCATGATTTCAGGGGCGCTCAAGAAAAAGCTGGGACTCCGGATCACGTCTGCGGCGGAGGAAGGTCGCGGAACAGTCCATCGGATCGGGTGAGCCGCCAAGACACGCCGCTAACAGCCACACTTTTCAGGCCGCCGCCGCAAAGCCCTCTGGACGGAACCTCACCATCGCTTCGGGGCCGCGCTGGTCAAGATCGTAGAGAGCGGGCCGTGCGGTCAGATAGCTGCGCCAAGTCTTTTCCGGCAGCGTGCTGATCTTGATCCCATGCGCCACATGCATTTTCGGGGCAAGTTCGGCGATGCGCATACCAGAACCCTTCTTGCTGTGTTGGGCAATCATCGCCCTGATTTTCAGATCCAGTTCTGTGACACCTGTCGGTACCTTGGGCACCAGTTTCACGGTCGGTTGTGCACCCAGTTCGACAAAGGACGAGCAACTGGCCCTGAACATGCGCGTGGCCTTCGCTTCTCCGATCCCGATGACCCGTGCGCCGAGTTCGCGCAATCGGACAGCAAGGTGGGTGAAATCACCGTCAGAAGTGGCGATGATGAAGCACATTGCAGCCTTTGAATGCACAAGGTCCATCGCATCGATGGCCAACAGTATATCTGTGGCGTTCTTGCCGGACCCTGCATGGATAAGCCGATACCCGATTGCGCCGTGCCAGTCGGATGCCCGCTGGGCGTCCAGATAGGCTCGCACCACAACGGGATCGCCGTGCTTCATGGCGATGCCAAGGATGGATGCAGCATTCTTGCCGCTGATATTGTCGCCATCCACGAGCACTGCCACTGGCTGGGTCATGTCGCTCACCGTCTTCTGTGTTTCCATCCCCGCTACCGGAGGATTGCGTCAAAAATTCGGCATTTCCCACAACAGAGCTCTTGTGCTGATGCCAGCATCAGAATTGCCGCCAGCGCTTGAACAGCCTGCGCAGGGTATACCCCCTCGTCAAAGAAATCGCGGTGAAGATCCCGCCCAGCGCCAAGTTCTCACCGAGGTTCGGATTCAGGCCGAACCATGGGAACACGACGATCTTCGTGGCGACTGCCAGCGCGTAGCCCAAAGCGACATTGGTGATGGCCTCGATCAGCGACATGCGGCGCGACTGCGTCATGACCGCTTCCTCGGCCGGTGCGCCGGTTCCCTGGCCTCCTCCTGTTCCGTGATCCGGTGGGCCGCTCGCCCCGTCGCCATCTCCCACCGCCGCACGGCCACGTCACAATAGACCGGGTCGAGCTCCACCGCGCAGCAGCGTCGACCAGTGCGTTCGGCCGCGATCAGCTGGGTTCCTGACCCGCAGAAGGGTTCGAACACCAGGTCGCCGGGATCGGTGAAGGCCTCCAGCACGGCCTCGACCAGTGCCACCGGGAACACGGCCGGGTGTGATCCGGCCGCGCCCAGACCGCCCTTGTGGCGCATGATCCGGAATACGCTGTCGGGGATGCGGTGGCTTTGGATCGCGTTGCCGGTGCCGGTCTTGCGATGAACCGTGCCGTCCGCCCCGCGCAGGCCACCACCGCCCAGCGTTTCGCCCGCGTGCTTGCTCTCGACCGTCTTGTTCGGCTTCCGGGGCTGGCGGTTGAAGTGGAAGATGAACTCGTGCGACGGCGCCAGCCGCCCGTTCCAGTCTCCCGGCAGGCCGGGCCCTTGGTCCCAGACATACCAGCCGAAGCGCCGCCAGCCCTGAGCACGCATCCAAAGGGTCCAGTCCTCCCAATACGGGATCCATTCGCCATCGCGGTGGACGAGGCCAAGGTTGACGAGCAGCTGGGCATCGGCGGTGACCGGCGCGGCGGCGAAGACGCCCTGCATCAGCGCATCCCAATCGCCGACCTTTTCTTTCGCTGCGCCATAGTCGCGCTGCTGGGCATAGGGCGGGGAGGTGAACATCAGCGAGGCCTGCGCGCCGTCCATCAGCCGCGTCACAACGGCCAGGTCGGTCGCATCGCCGCAGATCAGGCGATGGTCGCCCAGCGCCCAGATGTCGCCGGGGCGGGTGATCGGCTCGGCCGGGGCCTCGGGGATGGTGTCGGCCGCGTCATCGTCGATGGGCGCGCGGTCGTCGGCATCATGCAGCAGCGCGTCGAGCTCGTCCTCGGGGATCCCGATCAGCCCGAGGTCGAAGTCCTCGGCCATCAGGTCCCGCAGTTCCTCGAGAAGCAGCGCCTCGTCCCACGCGCCCAGTTCGGTCAGTTTGTTGTCGGCGATCCGGTAGGCCCGGCGCTGCGCCTCGGTCAGGTGGCCCAGCACGATCACTGGCGCCTCTGCCAGCCCGAGCTGGGCCGCGGCCAGGATGCGGCCGTGCCCCGCGATGAGCTCGCCGTCGGCGGCGACGAGGCACGGCACGGTCCAGCCGAACTCGGCCATGCTGGCGGCGATCTTCGCCACCTGGTCGGCATCGTGGGTCTTGGCGTTTCGGGCATAGGGCCGGAGGCGGGCCAGCGGCCAGTGTTCGATCCGGCCGGGCAGGAGGGGCGCGTTCATGCTGCGAGCCGCTTTGCCTTTAGGGCCGCGAAAGTCTCACCAGTTTCCACCAACATCGCCTCGTGGCCGGTGAAGCACTGCCAGCGCCCGATGGCCACATCGACATAGGCCGGATTCAACTCGACCCCGAAGCACACCCGCCCGGTGGTCTCGGCCGCGATCAGTGTGGTGCCGGATCCCATGAACGGTTCATAGACCGCCTGGCCGGGGCTGGAGTTGTTCAGGATCGGGCGGCGCATGCATTCGACCGGCTTCTGCGTGCCGTGGACCGTGTCGGCATCCTGATCCCGGTTGGCGATCTGCCAAAGCGTCGTCTGCTTGCGGTCCCCGGCCCAGTGGCCCTTGCCCTTCGCACGCACTGCATACCAGCAGGGTTCGTGCTGCCAGTGATAGTCTCCGCGGCTGAGCACCAGCCGGTCCTTGGCCCAGATGATCTGCGACCGGATCGCGAAGCCTGCGGCCACCAAGCTTTCCGCCACGGTCGTCGCGTGCAGCGCGCCATGCCAGACATAGGCGACGTCACCGGGGAACAGCCCCCATGCCTCGCGCCAGTCGGCCCGGTCATCGTTCAGCACCTTGCCGGTGCGTTTCGTCTTCGCGGCCCCCGCGGTATTGCGCCAGGAGGGATCGTATTCCACGCCATAGGGCGGGTCGGTGACCATCAGCAGGGGGCACACGTCACCGAGCAGCCGCCCGACCACATCGGCCGCGGTGCTGTCGCCGCAGATCAGACGATGCGACCCAAGCTGCCACAGATCGCCCGGCACCGAGACCGGCGTAACCGGCAATTCCGGAACATCGTCCTCTCCCTCGACCGGACCATCGTCGCCCAGCGCCTCGGGATCCCGCAAAAGCGCGTCAAGCTCATCGTCGCTGATGCCGAGCAGGGTCAGGTCGAAATCCTCGGCCAACAGCCCTGCGATCTCGTCGCGAAGCAGGGCCTCGTCCCATTCGCCCAGTTCGGTCAGCTTGTTGTCCGCGATCCGGTAGGCCCGGCGTTCGGCCTCGTCGAGATGGCTGAGGCGGATCACCGGCACCTCGGTCAGCCCGAGCATCGTGGCCGCCAGCACCCGGCCGTGCCCCGCGATCAACTCGCCGTCGTCGGCCACCATGCAGGGCACGGTCCAGCCGAACTTGGCCATGCTTGCGGCGATCTTGGCCACCTGATCGTCGCCATGCATCTTGGCATTGCGGGCATAGGGGCGCAGCCGGGCAATCGGCCAGGATTCAACCTGGCTCGGCGCGAAGACGAGGTTCATGGTGCGGGGCTCGGGATGTGGGGGAGGAAGATGTGGGGGAGGAAAATGAAAAGCGCCCGCGAGGGGGTTCCTCCGGGCGCAATTCTTCGATGATCAAGGGGTAGGTCAATGGGGGCAGGTCTGTCAAGCCGAAAAGTGAAGCGGATTCAACAGCTTCTAGCGAATTGGCATCCAGGGGTGGCTTCCCGCCCCCTGGCTTCCCCGGAGGTGGCTTCCCTGGCTTCCCGCCGGGAATCCACCCCGGCCAGATCGTGATTCCGCAAGCCGCTGATCTGACTCAAGAATTTCGGATCCGGGTCGCAAGGTGGCTTCCGCCTGGCTTCCCCGGTGAAAAGGCCTCACGCTAGCGAACCGTCGCGCTGCGCCCCCCCGCATACGTTTGGGGCCGGGGAGGAACCATACGAGGGGGGCAAGACGAATACGTTGCAGGCGTGCCATGCAAGATGGCACTCCATGGTCTACGACAGGCGTTTGGCAGCGTAGGCGTCATGTATGAAGCCGACTGTTCTAAGTAATCGGCGATAGAATTCATCAAGGATTTCGGGCAAGTCATAATTTATCTTGAGATCTCGGCCATAGAAATTTGTTCGATTCTTAAACGTGTCAAATCGACCATCAGTCATGTCTGGAATCAGAACAAACCTTTCAACCAATCGCGCTCTTTTGAAGTTTTCGTAAACGCGGGCGCTAATATCCAAATGGCCGTCATGAACAATTCGATCTCTGATTGAGGATATCATCCAAATCAATTCATCCTTCACGAATAGGGTGCCTTCTTTTTCGTTAATCCGAAGTTCCTTCTTGTCGATGTATTGCTTTGATGCGCCACGCAATTTTACAATCCTTGAAAAATCCGCACCGGAGCGTTCAGCTTCTAGTGCTAGTTTCACGGCATAATCGAGCATGCTTCTGAGGCGAACAAAGGTCGTTTCAAGATGTGCATGCAAGAGGGCAGTGGCTGCAGAAACTGAAGAGCGAAATCCAACTCTCTCACTCGGAGAGTAGATATAGAAAACGCTGTCATTGAGAATTCCATAAAATTCTCCGACCACCTGACTTATTTGCGCGCTTGTTCTTTGCAGGTTAGTGAGCAGGCCCTGTACATCTTGCAAGTACAAGAATTTGTGAAGCACGGCATCTGGCTGGGATCCAGCCAGAAGCTGTTCGAATCTCTGCTTCGTGACGCGGCTTTCTGGTTCAATACCAGCCATATGAACCCAGTCTGGGATCCGATCATGATAGATCATGAACTCGACGTCAGATATAATTGATCGTCGTATGTGCCCATGCGTTGCAACGCAGAGCTCATCGAAATCAACGTCGACATTCGTATCTGTTCGACGCCAGTATCCTTGAATGTCTTTGAAGAAGGCGGAAGTAAATTCGGGTTGGATAGCTCGGGATGGACGTCCGTTGAGATTTTTGATTGGCTTGTCGTCTTCGAGTGAGACTGGCCATCCAGAAATTGATTTTGGGCTTGTGGCCATTTGAATAGAGATATTCGAATAGCCTCGCCGCAGATCTGACTTTCTTGGCATTACAAATGGGGATCACTTTGGTTTTGTTTCTGGTTGTGCCATCCTCGCCCAATATCGGCAGGCCCGTGGTGGCTGATGATGAGCGTGGCACTTTTCGTTTGTGGGCAAGTATCAGTGTATCCTTGTGTGGGCATGATTTCTCCGCCCTACGCCGAATTGGTCATAAGCACCTTTTCGATACTCTGACTCCACGCGATCTTGAACGCAGGATCTGAGGCGAAAAGCTTGTAAAGCTCCAGTTCTTCCTTTCTACGCTTCAGCATCACTTCCTGCAGCATTTTTTCAAGGGCCAGACCGCGGTTATAGGGGTCACTGTTCGCCTCATACTTTTCAGTGTAGTCGGGGTGCGACCGTATACTGTTTACGACATTGATGAACTTCACCCGTTGTTCTTCCGGTGTGGCGCTCCATCCCTGAAACCATCGTTCGTTGAAGGACCGGATGATCTCGTCGAGGGGGTCTTTCTCGGGTTCACCATCCCGATAGCCCCGCGGATTGGGGTTCTGGGGTTCGAGTTCGGTTGGGGATGCGTCGAGACCGATCGTGTGGTTCAGTTTGGTCCGCTCCAAGCCATAAGAGGATAGGTCGACGGCCTCCAGCAACTCGTCCAGCATGTCCTGGTCCGGATCCTTGATCTTCAGCTTTGGTACCAGGAACTTCAGGAACCAGAAGAGCTTCTCCCATTCCAGAACCTCGAACGGCATGATCGACGCCATCTGGCCATAGATCTTGACGAACTGCCGCGCCTTGATCTTGAAGTCGATCTTGTCCTTCTCGGCTAGTTCCAGTTGCTGGTTGAACCGATCGGCCGCCACGTCGATCAACGGGCTGAGCGTCTGAGCATCCTCACCCGCGAAGTATCGCGTGACGAACTCTTCGACCTCCTGCCATTCGTATACGCCGACCTGGTCAAGCGATCCCTTCAGCTCGTGAAGGACATTCACATCCGTTGCGGATGAAAGGGTGGTGACAGTGTAGAAGGGGTCGAAGGCCGCCTTGATGTCGGTCACGTCGTTGAAGAAGTCCAGGATGAACAGGTCCTCGGTCCGTTTGCCGAGTTTCGGTGCCGAACGGTTCAGCCGTGACAGCGCCTGCACAGCGAGGACGTACTGCAGCTTCTTGTCCACATACATCGTGGTCAGTTTCGGCTGGTCGAAACCGGTCAGATACTTGTTGGCCACCACCAACAGCCGGTAGTCGTCCTCGTCGAACCGGTCCCGCGTGTCGGCTTCGGGAAATCCGTTCATATCGGCCTCGGTGTAGGTCACCCCGTCCACGACCTTCTCACCCGAGAACGCGATCAGCGCCTTGAACGGGTTTCCCCGCTCCGCTAGCAGCTTGGTCACCGCCTTGTAGTAGCGGATGGCCGCCTCGATGTTCTGGGTGACGATCATCCCCTTTGCCTTGCCGCGCAGCTTTTTCGGCGTCACCACGTGCTCGATGAAATGGTCGAGCATGATCTCGGCCTTGGTGTTGATCGTCTGCTGGCTCCGCTCGACATAGGCGCGCAGCTTCTTCTGGGCCTTCTTCGTGTCGAACAGGGGGTTGTCTGCAATCGACTTCTGGATCTCGTAATAGCTCTTATAGGTCGTGTAGTTCGCCAACACGTTGAGGATGAAGCCTTCCTCAATCGCCTGCTTCATGCTGTAGAGGTGGAATGGCTTGAAACTGCCGTCGGGCTGGCGCTCGCCGAACTTTTCCAGCGTCGTGTTCTTGGGCGTCGCGGTGAAGGCGAAATACGAGGCGTTGCCCCGCATCTTGCGCGACTGCATCGCCGCGAGGATGCGGTCCTGCGGGTCATCCTCATCCGGATCCTGATCGCCCGCACCCATCGCGCGGTTCATGTTGTCATGCGCGCTGCCGCTCTGGCCGCTGTGGGCCTCGTCGATGATCACCGCGAACCGCTTGTCACTCAGGTCGGCGATCCCCTCGATGATGAAGGGGAACTTCTGGATCGTGGTGATGATGATCTTCTTGCCGTTCTCCAGCGCCGATTTCAGATCGGCCGACCGTAGCGCTGGGGCGACGATGTTCTTGACCTCGGAGAAATCCTTGATGTTCTCGCGCAGCTGCTTGTCCAGAAGCCGCCGGTCGGTCACCACGATCACGCTGTCGAACAGCGGCTGGTCCAGCCCCTTGGCGCCAGGGATGCCCGCCTTCGCCGGATAGGTCTCGATCAGCTGATAGGCAGTCCAGGTGATCGAGTTCGACTTGCCCGAACCCGCCGAGTGCTGGATCAGATAGCTGTGCCCCACGCCGGTCGTGGCCGCATGGGTCAGCAATCGGCGCACCACCTCCAGCTGGTGATAGCGCGGGAAGATCATCGACTTCTTGGCCAGCGGGTCGGTCGCCTTGCCCTCGAGCAGGACGAAATGCTGGATGATGCCTGCTAGGCTTTCCTTGGTGAAAACCTCTTCCCACAGATAGGCGGTCTTGTGGCCGTTGGGGTTGGGCGGGTTGCCCTCGCCCTGTTCATGGCCCTTGTTGAAGGGCAAGAAGAAGGTCGCGGGCCCGGCCAGTTTCGTGGTCATGAACACCTCGTCGGTGTCCACAGCCATATGCACCAGCGCGCGGCCGAACTGCAGTAGGGGCTGAGTGGCGTCGCGGCCGTCGCGATACTGCTTTTGGCCGTGATAGCGGGCGGTCTGGCCGGTCCAGGCGTTCTTCAGCTCGATGGTGATCAGCGGCAGCCCGTTGAGGAAGAGGACCATGTCGATCTCTTCGCCGGGGTTGGTCTGCGAATAGCGCACCTGCCGGGTCACGCTGAAGATATTGGCGGCGAAGTTTTCGTGCACCTTGGCGGCGGAACTGGCCAGCGGCGCGGGATACATCAGCGCAAAGAAGGCGTCGTCGACGGCAAGGCCCTTCTTCAGCAGATGCAGCACGCCGTTCTTCTTGATCAGCCGGTCGAAGCGTTCAAGGATCTTGCGCTGCCAGTCGCCGGGATTGCGGGCCTTCAGCTTGGCCAGCTCTTTGCCTTGGGTGGTTTCCAGAAACTCCCAGAACAGCCGGGTGTCGAGCGCGTATTCGGCGTCGAAATCGGCAGGCAGGCCAAGGCGAAAGGGGCCGTGACCCTCCGGCGCGGGCTGGCCGGCCAGTTCCTCACTCGTCAGGCCCGTCAGGTGCCGCTGGATCGCCTGTTCCAGTGCCACTTCCTTGGTGTTGCTGACCATGATCCCCCCTTACGCCACCTTGATCTTGCCCGTGACCGCCGCGTTGATCAGGCTGGTCTTGTATTCCTTGAGCGCGGCGATCTGGCGTTCCTTGATCGCGATGCCGTCTTCGATCTTGGCCTCGCATTCATCAAGATGGTGCAGAATAGCATTCTGCTCATCCAAACTTGGAACTGGCAAGGCAAGGGTCGCATATTTGTCAGCGCCGATATTTTGAATCGTTGCTCTTGAAAAAATTGCATCTTTCCAGCGGTCAAACGCGGGTGAACGAAGGAAGTAATAAAGGTACTCGGGAGAGGTTCTTTTGCGATCTGCTCGTGCTCGTATCAGGTACCCTGCAAAGCACGCTTTGATCTCATCTCGAAATTTGTAGGCTTTGCCAACTGTGCCGCCACTTCTTGCCAAAAGGATATCGCCTGACTCAAGCAGATACTCGTTTGCGATTTTCCATGGCAATGTGCGCTGAGTGTCGTCACGCAGCTTTCCGTTTGATCCAAAATCCGTGATTCGGATGTATCGTGGATCACCCTCAACACATTCGGTTGCTTCTTCATTTGCTCCATACTTCAATGGATCGGAGAGCAAATACTTGAACCGCTTCACCTCCCAATGTTCGGGGATTTTCCCAAGCCCATCGATGCCGCTGTCCTTCATGGGGGCGGAGGGGTTCAGGCCACGGGTGACGGCCTGCTGGATCAGGATCTGCCGCCGCTCGCGCAACAGCGCGATCTGCTCTTCCTTGATCCGCACCGCCTCGTCCACCTTGGCGCATTTCTCATCCAGAAACGTCGCGATGGCGCGTTGTTCGGGGAGAGGTGGGGCGACAAGGATGCTGTTCGCAATGTGGTTGAAGCTGATCGTCTGGCGGACGCCAGACCCCAAAAGCTTCATGTTCGCCACGTCGTAGCGATGCAGCAGATACTTGAAGTATCGCTTGTCCATGTCGTCCTTGGCCTGAAGGACGATGTATCCGGCGCTGACAACGACGTTGATGTCTGACAAGCCGATCCGTAGGCTTTTCAAGTCATAGTTCAGGTTCAATGGGTTGACGAGGAACTCTCCGGCCAAGACCTCTTGATAGGAGGCCTTCGTCGCCAGTGGAACGCGCTCGTCGTCCTTCTCGACCACTTCGCCGAAGCTGATCGCCCCACAGTTCAAGGCGAGGTTGGGACGGTGACGCTTTTCTTGGAAAAGCTGCTTGAGCTTGCGGGTTTCCCAGTGTGCCGGAACATCCTCGATCCAGCCTTCGCCGCTGTCCTTGTAGCTGTCATAGGTCGGCCAAGCGGCAAGCGTCATCACACCGCCTCCGACAGATCGGCGGGCTTCACCCCCAGGATATCGGCGATCAGGCCATCGGCCTTTTGCTCCAGCGCCAGAATGTCCCGCGTCACGTCATCCAGGCTGCGCAGTGGCTTGTGGCGGTAGAAATACTTGTTGAAGCTGATCTCGTAGCCGATCTTGACCGTGTCGAGGTTGATCCAGGCCTCGGCGACATGCGGCTTCACCTCGGCCTTGAAATAGCGGTGGATGCTGTCGTTCAGCGGCACCGCCTCGCTGTCGCGCAGGTCGGTGCTGGGGGCGTAGGTCAGGTAACTGCCATCCGGCTGGGCATAAAGGCCGAAGTCGCCCAACTCGTCGATGCCACAGCCAAGCCGCTCTGCCACCGCCTCCAGCTCTGCCTTGGAATAGCGCTGGATGCTGTCGATCACCTTTTCCGCGTCATCGGCATACCAGCTGACGGCGTTCAGGATCGCGTTCTTCTCGGTGGCGGTCAGCTTGATCTTGCGGGCCTTCAGCACCTTGCCGACGTGATCGCGGAAGGCGTTGAAATCCGCCGTCTCTTCGGTGCCTACGGCCTCCATCAGCTGATGGCCGACCCCGATCAGATCGCGCTGGCGCAGCCAGAGCGAGGTGTCGACCAGTTTGCCACGCTGCTTGGCGTTCAGCGCGATCTCCTGCTCCTCGCACCAGGCCTGGATCGCCTTGGCCTGGGCCTTCAGGAAGCCGGGTTCATAGACCTTGTCGCCATGTTCGGCCCACAGATGCTCCATCGGTTCGCGAAGGGATTTGTCGAAGCGCAGAGGTTCCAGCCGTTCGCGCGTGATGCGCGCGCGGCGGCGGTCGGGGCGTTCGATGGTGACCTTGTGATAGCCGAAATCGGTGTTGTCGAAGATTTGCACCGCAATGCCGGTGGGATCGCCGTTCGCGTCAAGCTGCCGTTCGACCGGCTGGAAGGCCATGTAGGCGGCGATGATGTCGTCGATATGTTCCGGGGCGAATTCGCAGTTCTTGTCGCCAAGGTTCTTGCGCAGCTTGCGGAACATCAGGTTGGCGTCGATCAGCTGCACCCGGCCGCGCCGCCCCTCGGGCTTGGCGTTGGTCAGAAGCCAGATGTAGGTGGTAATGCCGGTGTTGTAGAACAGGTTGTTCGGCAGCTGGATGATGGTGTCCAGCATGTCGTTTTCGATGATGAAGCGGCGGATGTTGGATTCGCCGCTGCCCGCGTCGCCGGTGAACAGGCTGGAACCGTTGTGGACGGAGGCGATGCGCGAGCCGATGGGGCTGTTGGCGATGGGCTTCATCTTGCCCACCATTTCCATCAGAAACAGGAGTTGCCCGTCGCTGGAGCGCGGTGTTGCGTCGACGGTTTCCGTCTTCCCCCAATAATCGGTCAGTTCCACCTGGAAGCGCGGGTCGATGACGTCGTTGCCGTCCTTGATGTGCTTCAGGTCGCTCTTCCAGCTTTTGCCGTAGGGCGGGTTCGACAGCATGAAGTCGAAGCGATTGCCCGAAAATTCGTCGGTGGCCAGCGTCGAGCCGACCTTGATGTTCTCGGGGTTGTTGCCCTTGATCATCATGTCGGATTTGCAGATGGCATAGGTCTCGTCGTTGATTTCCTTGCCATAAAGGTAGACGTCGCCCTTGGCCGCGATGGGGCCTTCGGGTTCCTTGATGTAGTTCTGGGCCTCGGTCAGCATCCCGCCGCTGCCGCAGGCGGGGTCATAGATCGTCATGACCGGCGGCAACCGGCCGCTGATCGGGTCGAAGATGAGGTGGGTCATCAGATGGATGACCTCACGCGGGGTGAAGTGCTCCCCGGCTTCCTCGTTGTTTTCCTCGTTGAACTTGCGGATCAGCTCTTCGAAGACATAGCCCATGCCGAGGTTCGACAAGCCCGGCATTATGTTGCCGTCGGGATCCTCGGCGTCGTGGGGCGTCAGATTGATGTAAGGCGAAATGAACTTTTCCAGCACGTCGAGCAGAACCTGCTTGTTCGCCATGTGCCGCATCTGCTCGAGCAGTTTGAAGCGGGCGATGATCTCTTTGACGTTGTCGCTAAACCCGCCGAGGTATTCCTCGACGTTGGCCAGCAGGATCTGTTGATTGTTCGTGGCCGTGGCGTAGAGCTGTTTCAGCGTCCACTTGCTGGTGTTGTAAAACACGTATCCCGAGGCAGCGGTCAGCGGGGCATCATCGAGCTCTGTCGCCTTCATCTCTTCGCGCTGGAAACGGACTTCCTCGAGGACGGCCGCCTTGGTGGGTTCTAGCAGCGTGTCGAGGCGCCGTAACACGACCATCGGCAGGATAACGTCACGGTACTTGCCGCGCACATAGACGTCGCGCAGGCAGTCGTCAGCAATGGACCAGATGAATGAGATGAGCTTGTTGTGGGCGGCCTGGTTCATGGTTCTACACTGCTGTCCTTACTTTGGCGCCGGAACGGTCAGTGTCGGAAATATCTTCAGAAAACCGAGCCCTTGCAGCGCATACCTGTGTGGCACCCTAGTTCGCATCTGGTGGCCCCGCAACGTCCTACGGTGTTCGGGCGAAAGCAAATCTGCCATCGGTTGAAACTTCGCCGCACGAGATGACAAATCATTTACAGGAAATCCAAGGCCGCGCCTTCGGCATCGCCGCCGTCACCTCGACCTCCCGCAGCATCCCGCCCGCGATTAGCCCCTCGCGGACCCAGCCCAGCGCCTGCCACCAGTCGTCATAGCCGCGCCGAGCGGCGTCGATCTGCTGCGGATGCGGCGAGAACGTGACCGGACATGCCAGAATGTCGATGGTCTTCCATCTGGCGCGCGCGCCCGCGCCGCGTATGCGGATGCGCTCGGTGCCGACGACGATGGTGCCCGCATGCGTGCCGTGCTGGTTCTGTTTTACGATGGTGGGCACGCAGCGCGGGACCGCACCGGGCATCCAGTCCGGCGTCAGCCCAGCGCGGGCCAGTTCGGCGACGCGGATCGCCATGCGCTTGCCGCCGAGGCTATCGGGGATCCCTGCGACAGTTGCGGCAATGACCTCGGCGTCCTCGTGGGTGTAGCCGCCGATCTTGTGCTGGCCGCCGTCGATCTTGCAGCCCAGCACGGCGCGCTGGAGCAGGACGTATTCCAGGCCGAAGCCGAAACCTTCCTCAGTGACGTCCGGGGGCAGGGGCAGTTCCAACTGCGCCTGTTCGATCCGGAAGGCCCATTCCAGCGCCGCTTGCACGCCCAGCGCACGCTTGATCCTGGTACCGCTGACGCGGCCGTGGAAACTCATGGCTGCAATCCTTCAAGGAAATCCATCTGCGCCGGGCGCTGGGCCGCATCGGTCGGTTGCCAGATCCACGGGCCCGAGGCCGTGGGCAGCTGCGAGAGCGCGCCACGCATGTGCTGCTGCCAAAGGGTGAACTCCGTTGCCGAGCAGGCGCAGAGCGCGTGCCCGATGGGCCAGCCCATCAGCCATCCGACGAAGAGCGGGTTCAGCCGCCGCCGCGACCGGCCCTTCAGGATCCGCCGCGAGACGGTTCGCCCATGCGAGGCAATCATCGAAGCCCAGAGCGGGCGCGAGATCGGGGCGTGCGGCGAGAACCGCAGCCCACCCGGCAAGGTCGCCGGGACCGGGCGGGTGAAGCCCTGCTCCGCCCGGTAGTGCAGCAGGTCCATCCGGGACTTGCCGTCGCTGCGGGTGATGCTGGCCTCCGAACTGCCCTTCCAGTTCTGGGCGGCCGGGGTGGGCCAATGGTTCGGCAGGGCTTTTGCGATGCCCAGCGCCAGCGCCTCGGCCTTCCTCGTGAAGTCGCTGTTCCCGGCCGGGTTGTAGCTGGCGGTGCCCGGATGCAGGCTCATCGGTGTGGGCCAGGATGAAGATGCGCAGCCGCTGATGCGGCGCGCCGACCTCTGCCGCCGAGAACAGGCCCGCCGCAGGCGTGTAGCCCAATCCCCAAAGCTTTCGCAGGACGGTTTCGAGGCCGAGGGTGACGTGCCCGGCGACGTTTTCGAGGAAGACCCATTCCGGGCGGCATTCAGCGATGACGCGGGCGACATCGGGCCAGAGGTGCCGGGGATCGTCGGCCCCGCCGCGTTTTCCGGCTGCGCTGAAGGGCTGGCAGGGATATCCGGCGAGGACGGTGTCGAAGGCGCCGCGGAATGGCCGGGCGTCGAAGCTGCGCAGGTCGGTCCAGATCGGGGCCGGGTCGAAGTATCCGGCGCGCTGGGCGGCGATGAGGACGGCGCGGGGCCAGTCCTCCCACTCGACGAAGGCGAGGGTGTGATAGCCGGGCTCGGCGAGCATGAGGCCCAGATCAAGGCCTCCGCCGCCCGCGCAGAGGGAGAGTCCGTGCCGGGGACGTGACACCATGCCATTCACCGCACCCCGCGCTGGCGCAGGCGTTCGGCCGTGACCAGTCCCCTCGCCAGCATGGCATCGCGCATCGTGTTGCTGATCGCGCTGACCGGCAGGTAGCGGTCGGAGTTGATCAGATCGGCGTAGAAGGCTGGCAGGTCCGTGATCGGCTTAGCGGCCGGGGCAGTGGCGGAAGCCTCCTTCGCCTTCCGGCGCTTGCGACCGGCATCTTCGACCTTGCGCTGGGCTGCCCGTTGCATCGCCCGGTCCAACGCCTTCGGTCCATCGGGCGGTTCGGGATGTTCCTGGCGGCTGGCCTTGGCCGCGGCGATGATCTCCGCCTCGGTCAGCCCAAACTCGTCGCGCCAGCGCTGGACATGCAGGCGGGGCGGCCAGCCTTGCCACCAGCCAGGCAGGGCGGCGGGGTCGAGGCCCAGCGCGGCGAGCAGGTCCCCGAAAACCTCATCGGAAATCGCCGCGCGCGCCTGCGCGCCCTCCTCCTCCTTTACTGGTTTACTTAGAGGTTCCCTTACAGGGTTAGTGTCCGGATTCCGGACACGGCTTTCCGCATTTTCCGGACACGGCTCGGCTGGAAATTCGGACACGGCTTTCGCATCGGTCCCGTGTCCGAAATCCGGACACGGCAGGGCGTCGGTCGCGGCATCCAGGGGCGAACCCCCGGCCATGTCGGCGATTTCCGAGCCGCCGTCGTTCCCGTGTCCGGTTTCCGGACACGGCACCACAGCCACAGGTGTGAAGCCCGGCTCGAACCCCAGGATGTAGCGGGTCGGCAGCTGGCGCTTGGTCACGGGGTCGAGCCGCGGCACCCGCCGCAGCAGGCCCACGGCCTCGAGCTGACCAAGATGATCGTTCAGCGTGGACCGGCTGATCTCGCAGTCATGCGCCAGCCGGTCCTGCGAGGGGAAGCAGCCATAGTCGGGGTTGAACCGGTCGCAGAGATGCCAGAGCACGATCTTCGTCGTGGGCTTCAACCCGCGCTGCTGGATGGCCCAGTTGGTTGCCTCGTGGCTCATGGCGCGGGCCTCCGCGGGGCGGGGGCGATGCGCGTGGTGAAGCCGTGATCGGCCAGCGCGCCCAGCGCGTCGTCGATCGAGCGGACGAGAGCCCAGCCGAAGCCCTGCGCGAGAACGGCATCACAGAATGCCTCCTGTTCCGGCCGAAGACGCCCCTTCGGCGCCTTCAACTCGAGGAACAGAACGCGGCCGTCCCAGATCACCATCAGATCGGCGAACCCGGCATGGACGCCCATGCCGACAAGGATCGCTTGGCGCTTCGCCCCGCGGGGCCCGGCCTCGGTCACCTCGTTGGCGCAGTGATGGATGATGGCCGAGCGGGGCAGGGCGATGCGAAGCGCCTGCACGACGGCGCGCTGAAGATCGGCCTCGGGCGTACCACGGCGCATCATCGCGCAGCCCTCCCCTGATCCTCGCGCTGGGCACGTTGCACTGGCCGCCGCGCATCGATGACGACCAGCAGGCGCTGGGCATCGGCACGTTCGCCCGGGGTCTCGCCATGCTGGGCAAGCACGTTGCAGGCGAGCCGGATCAGGAGGTCGCTGTGATGCGCGACATCGGCGATCACGGCGCGGGCCTCGGCCACGCGGTCGGCGGGCCAGGCGGAACTGTGGGGCTGGATGGTCATGACCGCCCCCGCGTCTTGCGTACCGGATGGGCCTGTTCCTGCGCGCGGATCCACTCCTGAATGGCGGCGCGGCGATAGAAGGTCTTTCGACCTATGCGTGTGCAGGGCGGCCCCTGGCGGCGGGCTTCCCACCGGGACAACGTGTCGGCCGTCAGGCCCAGCGCGCGGGCCAGCTGCTCACGGCTGATCCAGTCAGCCAGCAGGTCGGGGATGTCCTCGTCGGGATCCGTCTGAATGTCCTTCATCTGCTGCTCCGTTCGCTTGGCACCCCTCTGGCGGGGGCCGGATCAGCGAAGCAGAGCGCGAGGACCGGAAGACAGGCGGAAGGTGGAATTGAGGGCCGCCACCTCGTTCCACCCCTTGTTTCATTGGTTTTTTACGACCTCAGCCAGCCAAGATCATCGCAGGAAAGTGCCTCCGCGACCATCATCCGAGCCGGTTCCGGGCGGCGATCCATGCGCCAGCGTCGTCACTCTCTCCGGGGCGGGCGGATAGACCGGTGTTCGGACGGATTCATCGGTTCTGCCAGGGGTGGAACTGCCGGAATGAGTTGTTCCGGTCGGGTTCCGAAGGCGTTCGACGATATCCACCGAAACTCTGCCGACAACGGTCGAAGCGCACGGGATTGCTGTTGCGGACTCGTCCATCGGCTGAGTAGATTCGTCGTTGAGCAGTCCATAAGAATCGAAAAGACGAACGCAGTCGGATGCGCACGCCGGTCACGGTGTGCCTCTGGCATACAGGCAGTTTTCCTCGACGACGTGCTCTGAACCCTGAGTCAACCCACGTGCTTGGCACGGCGGGTCATTTGTAACCTGCATGCCGACGGCCCTGGCCGAAGGATGCCGCATGTCTGAAAGGAGTTTCCCGATGCCTCTGCCCCCCGTCGCATTCTTCTCGATCTACGAAATCGCCGTGCGCTGGGGTTGCCCTCCGGCCGATGTTGCGGGCTGGGCAGCGGCGGGGCATCTGCATGTGGTGGCGGGCATTCCTCCCGTCCTCTGCGGTGACGAGGCGGTGGCCGGGATGGTTCAGGTGCCGATGGCGGAACTGATGGGGATGTTCCGGCGGATGGGCCCGAGCGACGATCAGGCCAGGCTCAAGCGGGTCATGCCGCTCGGCAGCAAGACCTGGCTCAAGATCACTGACCCGGCCGAGGGCTTGCTGGTCAGGTCCTCCGACTTGCTGCTGGATTCCGGAACGCTGCAAGCATTCGAGGAGGAGCGCGATCTGCTGCGGCGCCCTGCCTCCACCATCGGCGCGAGCCCGCGATACGATTGGGACGCGATGTATGCGTGGCTGACGTGGTTCCTGTTCGAAAAGGGAGTGCCCGATACCCAGACCGCGCTGGTCACGCTGGTGCAGGACTGGTTCGTCCAGAACTCGAAGTCGGGCGAGGTGCCGGATGAAAGCACCATCCGCAAGCGGCTGTCCTCGCTCTGGCGCAGGCTGCGCGGCGAGGATGCCGCGTGAGGGTCAAGCCGACTTCGGCAGGTCAGCCCCGTCCTGCGCCGCGTCATGCACAAGGCGCGGCCGTGGGCGCAGGAGGCTGGCAACCGTGTCGACGCCCGCGCGCAGGGGCGAATCCATCAGGTGCGCATAGCGCTGCGTGGTCTGCATCTGGCTGTGGCCCAAGAGCTTGCCGATCATTTCCAGCGACGCGCCGCCGCTGACCAGAAGCGAGGCAAAGGTGTGGCGCAGGTCGTGGATGCGGACGTCGGCCAACCCGGCATCCTTCTGCGCCTTGGCCCAGAAGCGGCGGATTTCACGCACCGGCTGGCCAACCGTCTCGCCGGGGAAGAGCCACGGATTGCCGCTCGGCACCGCCCGCAGGCGCAGGCGCACGATGGCTGCGACGTCCTGCGAAATCGGCACACGGTGGATCTTGCGCTGCTTGGTGGTCGAGGCGGGTTTCGACCAGATGGCATAGTCGAGGTTGAACTGTTCGAACCGCGCGGTCCTGACCTCGCCCACCCGCGCGCCGGTCAGCATGCACATGCGGATGATCGCCGCGGCGCGCTGATCCTCGGCAGCATCCAGCACGGCCGCCAGCCGGGTCAGTTCCTCGGGAGACAGGAACCGTTCGCGCGCATGTTCGATGCGCCGATGGAACCCCTGTGCGGGGTTGTCCGTCCGCCATTCCCATTCCATGGCCAGCGTGAACATCTTGCGCAGCACCTCGCCCATGCGGTTGGCCCGGATTGGGGTTGGCTTGTGACCCTGCAGCTTTCGGGCGCGGTTGTTGGGCTTTGCCTTGCAGGGGCGGGGGCGGCCCTCTGCCACGAAATCGAGGAACTTCGCGACGTCGGTCTTGGTGATCTCCGTCACCAGCCGGTTGCCCCAGGCCGGTTCGACCATCTTCTTCAGCATCGAGACCTGGTCGCCCGCATTCGTCTTGGCCAGTTTCGGCAGATGCTCCGCGATGTAGCGGTCGATCATGTCCGTGATCCGCGGGGCCCCGCGCCATTCATCCCGCGCCGCCAGAGGATCCTGTCCCTCGTCGATGGCGCGGCGCAGTTCCTTGGCCCGTTCGCGCGCGGCCGTGACGCTCCACTCCGGCCAGCGCCCGATGGTCATCCGCCGCTGCCGCCCGGCGTGCCGGTAGTCGATGGTGAATGTCCGCGCGCCCGAGGCCTGCACCCGGGCGGCGAAACCGATCACATCCGTGTCGAATATCTGATAGCTGACGCCGGGCTTCGGCTCCGCCTCGCGCAGGGTTTTCTCATTCAGTTTCAGTCTCTTGACCATCCATTCCGCCTCCTTGCCTGACGACACAGGCGTAGACCCGCGCCACTATCAAGTCGGACCACGGGGCAGGGACCGGAATACAGGCGGAAGGTGGAACTGGGGCGGGGAGGAGCGTTCCGCACCCCCGCCGTTCGGTGATTGTTCGAACATGGCGCCGAACGCCGCACAAGCCGCCCTTCTGATCGGCACCTGTAACACTCGGGCCGCGTTGCGTGGATGTGATGCCACAGCGGCGCCTTTTTCGTGGCGTAGACCGCACGTCTCGGGTAGAAAACTCTTGTAGCGTAAACCGCCCGCTGGCTCGGGCGGTTTCTGATTCCTGCGACAGTTCAGCGGCGAGGAGGCGAGTATGATGACGACACGGCAGATTCTCGCACTTCTCAATTCGCACATTGAGGGCGACGAGGATCAGTTCCTTTCGGTGGCATTGCAGATCGCTGCGCAGCAGGCACGTGAGGGGAAATCCGAGGATGCGGAGAAGCTGAAGCGCCTCGTTCAGAAGGCCCGCGACCAGCGCCGACTTGGGTCTCCATCGAGCGGGCAGACGCCGATACCGATGGCCCGGCCCCGCGCCGAGCTCCAGGGGCTGGTCGAAAGTACCTATCCGAAGACCACCTTGGCGAGCATGGTGCTGGCGAATGATGTGCGAAACCGTCTAGCCCGTGTGGTGCGGCAGCAGCAGGAGCGGGCCACGCTTCGGGACTTTGGACAAAAACCAGCGACCCATCTGCTCCTTATCGGGCCGCCAGGCACAGGCAAGACTATGACGGCCTCGGCACTTGCCGGGGAACTCCGGTTGCCGTTGTTCACTGTCCGCTTGGAATCCCTGTTCAGTCGGTACTTCGGCGAGACGGCCGCGAAAATGCGCGTTCTGTTTGATCAGATCGCTCAAACTAGGGGCGTTTATCTACTCGACGAGTTCGATGCCATCGGCGCGAGGCGCGGCGATCCGAACGACGTGGGCGAAATCCGCCGGGTGCTGAACTCAGTGTTAGCCTTCATGGAGGAGCCGAACTCCACGGATAGCCTCGTGCTGGCTGCAACAAACCATGTAGAAATTCTCGACGAGGCTCTGGCGAGGCGTTTTGATGAGGTTGTCGAGTATCTGCTGCCCGATCCGGCGGCAGCACGGGCGATCATCGAAAAGCGGCTTGGAAAGTTCAAGCTAAAGGCCCGGTCATGGTCTGCTTTGGCTCCGGCGCTCGAGGGACTGAGCCCGGGCGAACTGGTCCGTGCTGCGGATGCCGTGGTGAAAGACGCGATTATTGAAGGTGCGACAGAGATTTCGGCTGACGTGCTGCGCGCCGCCCTGCAAGATCGCCAGACGTTCAAAGGCAAGTTTCGGAAGGGCTCCGATCTGTAGCTTTGCCGTTAGAGCGTGAATGACTGGCCTAATGAATTGCAGAGTAGGGTCTGATGGCGGAGCAGAGTGATTTTGGCGCGCGCAAGCATTTGCATATCTCATTCGACGTGTTTCGGGATGGGATCGCCTATTCCTATCCACGGCGAAAAATAGAACCTAAGCCGCTCCGGGACGATTATGCGGCGCATTCAAAAGCTCTTCTCGATCAACTGACCGCAGCCCTTGGGGATATTCCCGTTGCCGGGCAAGATACTCGCCTGCCAGTGGAGGGACTCAAGGCGGGTGCCATCGTCGAAGTCGGCACCGTGCCCCCGCCAGAGGGTAGCCGCGCCCAAGCCGTGAAGTTGCCGAAAGGGTTGGAGTTCCCCACGCAGGACGTTGTCGTGCTGCGGTCGGAGCGGCGTGACGACCGGACGGAAAGCGCGCTACTCTTTGTGCCGGATGATGCCCGCACTTTCTTGAAGGGTCGCATTAGCTCCTACGGGCAACCGCAAGGCAATCAGCCCCGCCCCGATGTGGACAGGTTCGAGAAAGTCGAGACCATCCGTGCAGCCGATGCCAAGGCCCTGTTTGTCGGCAAAGTCGATTTCGCGTCCGTCGAACCACTGTGGTGGGAACTTTGGGTCCGGCATGACGGCAAAATCGCCGAAGGGGTTGCGGCGGCGGCGCGGCTCGCGTCGCTAGACGTTCACGAAGACCGACTCCTCTTTCCCGACACCACGGTGATTTTCGTTCATGCGTCGGCCGAGGGAATTGCCGGATTCGTCGGGCGTGTCCCAGGAGCCGTTGCAGAGATCAGGAAGGCAACTGGGACGATTGAACCGTTTCTCGACCGGGGATCGCAGGGCATTGGGCCGCAGAATTGGACCGAAGACCTTGCCAAGCGCATCGTCCCGCCGCCTCAGGATGCCAACGTGGTCTGTGCATTGGATACCGGAATCGCCGCACAGCACCCGCTTATTGCGCCTGCCCTGCATGGGGCTTGGGCCTATGATGCGGCATGGGGGGCGGACGATCACCATCCGAATGGAGGGCACGGCACTCCCCTCGCCGGACTGGCGCTCTATGGTGATCTTGAACCCCTGATGAACGATACGCGGCAAGTGCGGCTTACCCATGCCGTCGAGTCAATGAAACTGCTGCCGCCACGGGGCTTCCCGAAGACCAAGCCGCCGAGCTATGGGGTCGTTACCGAAGGCGCGGTTGCGCTGGTGGAGGCAGAGAGGCCGAACGTGCGCCGCGCTTTCTGCCTCGCCAACTCGGCCTGTGACTTTCCACCGGAGAGGCCGTCCAGTTGGAGCGGCGCGTTGGATCAGATCGCGTCGGGTTCGATGCCCGGCGATCAGGCCGACGGAGTCCCGGCGGCCGAACGACCCAAACGGCTGATGGTTGTGGCAACCGGCAACATGCCTGGAGGAAAGCTTGACCATGTGCGGCTTTCGCATCCTCTTGAAGATCCGTCACAAAGCTGGAACGCACTTACCATCGGCGGGTTCACCCGCAAGGAGACACCGCCGGTAAATCCGCCCGGGCTGAAGCCAGTCGTGCCCGCCAACCATCGCAGTCCGTTTAGTTTGGGATCGCAGGCGCTTTCGTCCGACCTCACCCCAATCAAGCCCGAGGTGCTGTTCGAGGCAGGCAACATGATTGCTGATCCTTCCGGGGATTGCGGATGGGAGCCTTCTGTCTCCCTTCTCGCTCCGGGTTCCAATGTCATGCACGAGCCGCTTGTGCCATTCTGGGCAACCAGCGCGGCGGCGGGATTGGCGGGGCATTTCGTTGGCTCGCTGCAAGCCGCCCTACCTGAACTTTGGCCCGAGACGCATCGGGCACTGGTGGTTGATTCTGCGCATTGGCCCGAACCGATCCGCAAGCGGCTGATCGGCACCGGGCAGCATTGGAAGACCGGGACCAAAGCGGCAAAGCAAGCGGTCCTGCGCGAAGTCGGATATGGAGTTCCCGATCTTCAACGAGCGATGAACTCGGCAAGCAATGATGTGACGCTGATCGCGCAGGCCCCGATTCAGCCTTTTGCTATTGGCGAGAGCGGCGGGCCGGTCTTCAACGAGATGCACTTCTATGACCTGCCATGGCCCAAGGCTGCGCTCGAAAAGATCGAAAACGGAATCGTCACCATGAAAGTGACGCTTTCTTACTTCGTCGAGCCGAACCTGTCTGGCCGAGCGGCGACCCGTCCCGAAACCTATCGCTCCTTCGGTCTCCGGTTTGCCATGAAAAAACGGTCCGACACAAAGGAGCAGTTCAAACGCCGGGTTTCTGGCCAGCAGGAGAAGGACACGCCCGGGCCGCAGCAAGAAGGCGACTACTGGCTCCTCGGCTCGAATGCAGTTCAGGCGGGGTCCCTGCACTGTGACCTGTGGCGCGGGCGTGCGATTGATCTCGCCCTGCATGATGCCATTGGGGTCTATCCCGTGACGGGCTGGTGGAAGACCCATCCGGGTCAGAAGCGGTTCAATGACAAGGGGCGTTATGCACTGGTGGTTTCCATCTCCGCGCCCGGGCACGACGTCGATATGTACTCTGAGATCAGTGCCAAAGTTGCCGCCAAGGTTGCGGCGAGTGTGGATGCGTAAGGAAGGATGGTCGCGCTTAGTTCATCAGTGTTCTTGTCAACGCCTGGTCAACCCATGAAAGCTGCCCAGATAGCGTCGGAAGCCGCCGAACGTCGATGAATGTCTTTCTGTGCAGGTCAAAGATTCCGCCATATCAAAGGCTTGTCGGCCAATGAATTGATTCGAAACTGGTTTGTTGAACTGAAGGTTGCGGCTCATAACCTGAAGGTCGCAGGTTCAAAGTAAGCGTCCGGCCTGACCGCCCTGCCGCGTGGTGAAAGAGGCGGATAGTGTCCACCATTGGTAGTGGACACTATGGTGATGGCGTGGCGCGTCGGACGAAGCGACTTTGGACGGATGAGGAGAAGCGTTCGATCTGTTT